AGCTTGCCAGAATAGCATTCATAGCTGTAGAGCTTGCCGCAATAGCATTCATAGCTGTAGAGCTTGCCGCAATAGCATTCATAGCTGTAGAGCTTGCCAGAATAGCATTCATAGCTGTTAAAGGTTTCAAAGCCTTTGCTCCAGCGACATCCATATCATAGGATGCTGCTAGAAAAGCACCCGCATATCCATTATCGATACACCAGTTGGATGCCTCATCCAAAATACTTTTATCATGAATACATAACGCCCCATCCTTATATAATTCGTGGAGCTTGTTTTTATCCTGATAAACATAGCTCTCTTCGCCGTAAAACTTATAATCGTTCAACCAGATGATGTGATTGATAGGAATTTGGGAATCAGTATTTAGCGCAAGTTTAAGTTCGTCAGTCACATAATCCGCTTCGGGAAAACCCATATTTCTCCCTCCTTTAAACTACTTTCTTTACAACTTCAGTCCAAACCTTACTCGAATCTCGTGTGATCTGAACCGTATATTTTTCTTTGACTGTAGCACCGTCATCTGCATAGAAAATATAAGTCTCGGTATACGTATAATTTCCAGAATCCAGTGTTACCTTTTTCGCCTTTAACTTACCGCTGGCAGTATCCGTAATCGTCTGAATGATTTCTCCTGCAGAATTCTTAGGATTCGTAGTGAATGTGCATCCGGGCCAAGATATCTTATTATCGAAATCTACTGACCCAGCGTTGCCCTCCACTGCTTTAGATAATTCTTCCACAGCATCCGCCAATGGTATGAAAAGCGAGTTGATATAGCTAACTAAGCTCACCACGCTGCTCTTCAAATGATTCAGCGTAGGGTACTTACTCATGAGATCACCTCCGTATCATAATTAAAAAAGAGACGAATCTATTAAATCCGTCCCCATTTTGAAAGAGGTAATTGTTATACTGTGGGAATTACTTCTGCAAGCATTTCTTCCACTTCTGCATCCGTTGCAATCGCGCCTTTGATTACATCGGAAGGCAGCTCATAGACTTTTACTTCGCTACCATTTACCTTCATATAGCCGTTTTTAGTGGATGCTTCTGTCTTTGTTGCTCCTGTGGCAATACCAAGAAGTTTAGCCGCTTCTGCATCCGTCATCAAACGCTGCCCGTCAGCTTTATCGACTTTCCCCTCCAAAGCTTTATTCATCGCATCCACTTTTGCATAGTCGCCAATTCCAATAGCTGCGATAGCTTCAGCAACATAGTCAATAACAGTAGTGGACTTAATACCATCAGGCAAACTCCCAATCAGTTTCTTCACGTTGGTGATGTCTTCAGTATTTGCAGCAATGTTAGCGGTCATTGTTGCTGCTTCAGGACCATGCTTAGCAACATAATCAACAAGTTCTTTGAATGTATCGATTTCTCCATTATCGGAAATCCTTGTAGCGAAATCATTGATTGCTGCATCAACAATCTTTTTCACAGAACCATCACCAGCACCTGTCAGCGTTTCCACCGAGGATTGCAGTGCCGTCAAATCAGATGCTTCCGCTTTATTATTGATTTTTGTTTTTAACGCAGCTTCCAAATCGCTTTCAGACACGTTAGCTTTGTATGCCAGTGCAGCTAAACCCTTTACACTAACTTCCATATTGTTCACACTGATAGTACCGTTGGATTTGCCAGCAGTAATCAGAATATCCACCAACTTATCAGCAATTGTCAGCGCAGTGCCATTCACCTTTACACCTTCCAGAACATTTGCCTGGCCGCCTGTCACTTCGAGCAAATCGATTCTATCCGCCAAATCTGTTACAGATTTCTTAGTGGCATATTTCGCTTCGGCACGCAAAGCCATCGCTTTTAGATGACCGACTTTAGAAACTTTTGTCACGTCATAGCTCATAAAATATCACCTCAATTTTCATTTGTACCAAATACTTCATCCAACATTTCTTCAATCTCAGTATCAGTAGCAATCATTACATCGACTGTTTCTCTTGTAATTGTCTCGGCATCCGACTCAGTAAGATTGTGGATTCCAAGTTCTTCCAAAGAAACATCTCCAATAAGTTGAGTCCCGTTGATAAGAGGTAGGTTCTTCAGCCTCTCATAATCGTTTGCCGGGGTTGCTTTAGGAATTATCAGATTGCCGCTTAACGATTTTTCGGAAGTAGATGGTCCTCGAATGTTCAAGGCGGCTTTAGAAGACTGCTTTGCCGCAAGAGTTGCGTGTGTTGTTAACATCAATACACCTCCTCGAGGATAGTGAAATCTGCTCTCGGAATAATTGTATCAACAAAACCTTCTGCTGTTGTCAGTTCGATATCGTATTTGTATCTGCCATGGTATTCTCCGCATGGGAGATTCTTTGTATCTTTTGGCTCGATTACCAACTGCAATGTATCGATCGGAATATCTTTCACCAATAATGGCTCAGAATCATCGTATCGTTTCTTCAATGCAAAGCGAATTCGATCTCCTTCTTTTGGAACATATGGAGCATCTTCCTGATCAAAGAATTTCAAATCCAGTATAACAGTATCGCCCTTAATCATAGTAATGGCGTTGTTTTTATCCACTTCATACATATAGCAACGCCTCCTTACTCAGCAGGTTTAACCGTTTTCTCGTAAGATTCGGTGATCAGTTTGCCGCCTTCGACAGTCTCAATCTTTGTGGTCTTTGTGTAATTGTAATTGCCGTTATTTGGAACAATCTGAGTTGTGATAATCTTACCGTTATCCGTAGCTTTGAATGTGGTGGTGGAAACAGCTTCAGAAGATGTCTCAACGATAGAACTCGTTTTCCCATCAGAATTTTTATTGATCTTGGTTGTCTTATCTACTAAACTGTAGTATCTTTCAAACGCCACTTTTGTAGCAGTATCCACCTGATTCTGCAAATTACCAGCTGCATCTTCAGATAGGTTCCCTTTGATTGTTTCAAACCAGAGAGTGAAATCAGATTCGCTTGCTCTTCTGAAATCAACAAATCCAGAACGTGTTAATTCCAAATCACTCTTATAAGCAGCAATCCAGGAAGCCATTTCATTTGTAAATCTATCTCTAGTAGTTTGAGACCAAGTATCATTGTCATTCTCGATCGCAGTTTTCCATTCGCTCCATTGCGTATCCCATTTTGCAATCAAAGCATCTGCATTCATCGACTGCATGATACCGGTTACAAACGGACACTCTGATGTTCCGACCATATTTGTGATGTTTGCCTGTGTGATGCCGTCAGCAGTACCAGCAACATAAATATAAGCCAGTGGATACTGATAACAGTTATTCTCTTTGGACAATACAGGACGCTGCGGTTCAGATGCTTCCCCACCCTTTACAATCTTAACATCGTTTTTTCGAACGTTATCGTTGGTGTTAACTTCAATAACTACAGCATCGATTCGATTAAGAAGAATATCACATTCACTCAGTCTTAAAGGAAGGATTGCATCGTTATAGATCCATGTATTATTGAACCATGCTCTGCCAATACCAACATTAACCACTCTTTCGCTGGATGCTTCTACAATGAAAGCCGAGCCAATGGACATAAATACGCCATCTTTAATGAGACCGTCAAATAATCGGCTAATATCCATCGCATTGTATTTTCTATCTCCATTCAGAGAGTTATAAAAGCCATATGTTAAAGCCATTTTGAATTTCCTCCTTCCCTTATATCACTGTTTCAAATGTCGGATAAATTTTATTTTCTTCGAGTGTTTGAGATGTCACAACTTCAACCACTCGTGTTTTTGCTTCAACCTCGTATTCGTTTACAACCTGCACAATATCGCCAATGAAGAAATCTTCGCCATACACATACAATTGTGTGGATTCAACCTCTCCCTCAAATGTTTTTGTAATGGTATTTTTGGTGAGTTCCACTTTACCAGTCTCTTTCATCTTGGACGTGACATCAGATTCATCAGAAGAAACGCTTGACGATACATACAGTTCTCTACGTTCGAGGTTAGTCTTAGCGCCACCCTCCGCTTCTACAACTACTGTTTTTCTCTTATCCTCTTTACCATCGACAACCAGTGCAACTGTTTTTAAAGTCTTATTTGACTCAAGATAATTGCTGTTTATGATGTTATCGAATTTTGGGGAGAACAAGACATAAGGAACTTCGTTCTGATTATAAGAACGATCAACACCCGCGTACAGTTTGAATACGAACTGGTTCTTGTCGTTTATCACAACTTTGAAGCCCACACTGTTAGTTTTGCAGAGTGTTTGAATCACTTCATATAGATTATCGCCATCATATTCTGCTTCCACAGTCAGTTTTGTAATCTGCTCATCAGCAGACCGTTCGAATAAGAAGTTTTCTATCTTTCTCTCTTGGATTGTTGGAGAGATGACATTCTCATTCAATAATTTTTCTATACCGTCTTGTAGATTTCCGGTAAGAACTGTAGGATTCCATACGATTCTACGCTCAAGAATAGATTCTAAAGACCGTCCTGTAACAGAGAACAGTGTCCCTTTATCCTGATCAGAGGAAATTTCCAAATCTTCAATAATCATCACAGTATCAGAATCTTTAGACCAGAGATAGTTTTCTTTTTCGAATGTTTTCAGCAACTCTATACTTGCTGGCGATGATATCTCGAAATCACCGCATTCGTAATATCGTTCAGTCCATAGTAGCGACTCGAATGTATCGAGGAGGTGTATGGCCTGCATGTCTTTATTTAAAACATAAAGCTCCATAGTTATACCCCCTCGTACACAATTCGATTCTCGATTCTAAACTGCAAATTAGAGCCGCCGTCGTCAGCCGTATAACCGATAATATTATCCCCATGCGTCAGCGTAAGCCAGGTAGACTCTCTGTCGATGCAGTTGAGGATATTCGTTTCTTTTCCTTTTCTCAGAAGTTTGATGTACTTATCCCCTTTAATTGTTGAAATGGTTACCTCGTCACCTTGGATGAATTCTGAGCCAGTCATAACCTTCAATCGCTCTGTATTGATCTTAAAGAACTCTCGTGTCCTTACGTTATAAATGGATAGATTATCCACCTTGCCAGTAAAATAGACTCGAATGACTACACCAATATCGGCATCCCCAGAATAATTGATAACCCGTTCTGTCGAGTATGCAACAATACCAAACTCGATTAGGGATTCTGTACAGGATTCGTTGGAGAAAGGAAATTCAAAGTTGTTGTCAACGCCATAGAAAACGGTGATGTTGTTTCCTTTCTCACCTGCGGAATAGAAGTACGGGTCGGAACAGATTATAGAAATTTGAGTAGATTCATTTTTGCTGAAAATATCAGGTTCGTTAGTTTCAACATATCCTTCTATTTCCGCAATTCTCTTATCTGTTTCGATCAGTAACTTCACTTTCTTTCTGATTGGGAAGTATTTGTATGTGAGTAATCGTGTCTCTTCAATCGTCGGATTTGGCAGGAATTGAAGTTTTAACACAATATTTCTTTCTCCCAATCTTGCAGAGTTAAATATAGACCCATCGCTTGTGGCAATACTCGTACATTTAATCTCTGCCTTGACCGGCCCTAATCCGGTAATACTGGTGACGATCAGCCCCGTTTTTTCAGGGGCTGTCAATTCCATTTTCAGTTTTTCTCCTTGTGGATTTGTCACCGTAATCGATTTAATCATACGCCTTTCACCGTTCCTTTCGCTGCAGAGAACAGATTCTTGGTCTGTCTATAGATTTCACCCCTAGACAGCGCCTTCGGCGAATAATTGTTCTGTTCAAAATTGTTGATAATTGTTTCTCCATTTTGACGGTTTCTTTCATTGCTCGCTGTTTGTTTTGCAGCCAAAGAGTTATTGACAGATCTTTGGGTGGAAACTGCCAGACCCGATGTCTGATTGCCGGATAACAAAGAACCAATCAATGCCGCGCTCTCCTCAACATTTGTCAAATCAACAATCGGACAAATAGTAGGGTTTATATCGAAGTCACCATCAACCGCCGTTGCGATTTTAGACATTGCTTTCTTCATGCCCGAAAGCGCATCTCCTGCAACATTCTTAACCGCAGATACCACAACATGTGTGTTTTTGATAAACCCTTTCGCAAAACCTGCATCTGACCAAATACCAAGAGCCTCAAACATGCCGGAAGGAGAATTGATGTCCAGTGCCTTCTTTGCTGCTTTATATGCCTCCAGTGCAACATCCACAGCTGCATAGATTACGCCACTCTTACCGCTACGAATACCGGATTCGAGACCGGCTGTAACGTCCTCGCCAATTTCAGAACCATTCTTACGGCTCAGTTTCTCTCCGAACTTCTTGAGTGTCTGAATTGCCACGTTTCCAGCTTTTTCGAGAAGTGTTTCTTTTTTGTTCTCGATACCTTGTTCCAATCCGCCTGTCATGTTGACACCGAGTTCGGTTGCGCCTTCAACAAGTGCTGCGCTGTTTGTCACATCAATGCCAACAGAAGCATTTGCAGCTCTGTTCCACGTATCGACAAACGATTTCATAATATCTTCCGCCGCATCGTTAGGTAGCTTCAATGCACTTACATACATTTGGTTGAATGCTTCGATGTCTTCTGGTGTGAAAGTCATAAACGCATTAAGGTATTCCTGAGAGGACGTACCCATAGATGCGAGTTTCTCGATAATACGCTGATCTAAACCTGTAGTAAGTAATGTGCCGATATCGCTCTGCCATTTCTCCAGATTTGTGAAACTGTCCTTCATCCCGTCAAGAAGCTTCTTACCAGACAGTGTTCCTGTCTTTTCGAAATACTCGCTTGCACGGCTCAGCTGCTGACTTGTCATCTTAGAGAAAGCGTCTATGTAAGATGCTCCAGATGCACCCATTTCCTTGAGCTTATCGAGAAGTCCAGAACTCAGGCTCTCGTTCTGACTAAGTTTATCGAGACTTTTCATCATCTTCTCCACTCCCTTGACCTGAGACTTCATGTTATCAAGAATACTCTTCGGAGTAACCTCCTCGTCGAGTTTAAATTCTTTAAACAAATCAATCCCCGTGTCCAGTTTGATTTTGGAGAAGTCCAAGCCTTCTTCAAACGTCTTCTTAATGTTATCCCGCAGATCGGTATAAATCTTTTCGGCATTGGTACACATCGTTTCGAGGTGTTTCTCGATTTCCTCTGTTTTAGACTCCACAGATTTTTCGATTTCTTCCAAATCAGATTTAACCTGCTTCTTTTCATCCTCGGAAAGTTTGATTCGTCCTTTTACAGCATCCTCAGCTTTCTTTTTTATGATATCTCTTTTCTTCGTAAGCTCTTCCAGTTCCGCCTGATATTTCTTCAGTGTTTCGGTATCAGTTTCATACTGTTCCGACTCTTTATAACGCTGCTGCATATACTTCTGCATAGCCGTTACGGCTTCGTATGTTTTCTTGGTGTCGGTTTTCTTCTTTTTACTCAAATTTCCGAGAGCCTCTGCCAGTATATCTGTACTCTTTTTCGCAGATTTAGCAGAACTACTATACCCGCCAAGACCACTCGTTGCAGACTTCGTAGCGTTGCTTACGTTGTTCATAGCAGACGCAATACCTTCGGTAGACGCAGCATTTGAAGTGAGGTTCGCTCCAAGAGAATCAGCTATGTCAGAAATAGATCCATCATTAAAATCCAGAGAAACATCACCAAACATAGTTTTCAGTTCCGGAACATAATCGTACAACGAAGAAAGTATAGAATCTCCAAATGCAGATGTTGCATCCGCACCTTTCTTCTGGATAGTGGTTTTAAAGCCGTCCAATGTGCCAAGAACGTTGTCTTTCATGCCGCCAGATACTGTGTTCTTCAGTTCCCCAAATTTGGATTTTGCACCGTTTACATAGCCTTTTACTGTCTGCAAGCCTCTCACAAAAGCTTCCCGGCTTGGCGAATGAATATCTAAGGTCTTATCCATGCTATCCAAAGCAGTTTTGCCCAATTCTTTGCCGACTTTTTTGACATCGCCTTTTTTACTCTTCATACCGTTAATGAACCCCTTAATGAGGTATTGTCCAGTAGAATAGTAATTGTTGTAGAACTTCGTTGTTTCAAACCATGCCGTACGAGAAAGTTTGTGCATTGCCTCTTTCGCATTACCACTCATTGCATTCATACCAAGAATCAAATTAGAAATAACTGTTTGTCCCGCCATTTTAAACATAATAGAATTACTGCTTAAACCTGCGTTAATCGCAAAAACCAGATTATTCATAGATGCTCTAACCTGCGGCGTAGAGTTTCTAATCGTATCAACAAAAGCCTGAATTGCCTGAGATGCCATGTCCGAGAATGTTACTTTGAAGGAACTTACCGTCCCGGGATCCAATTTCCCAATCTGTTTAACGGCAGAAGTCAGTTGATTAACCCCACTGAGTACACCTGTAAGCTGTTCAGCATTTATTCCCTTTACGTTGCCATAGAATGTTTTCAGTGTTTCACTGAATTTAACAAGCTGCTCGCCAAAAGTGCTCAGATTAACTTCTCCGGAGAACAGGTTCTTACTGGAGGAAATCATCTTATCGAGAGCTGTGAAGGAAGATGCAATTTCGGTCGTAGCTGTTGCCGCCTCTACACCATTTGTAGGGACAGCTTCGGTGTAGTTAGAAAATGCTTCAGCGAATGTTTTCAGCTGGAATCCGAACGATCTGATATCGTTGTTATCGAACCATTCTTTCACCTTCTCAAGCTTCGACATTTTCTTACCCATCGACGAAACAGCATCAACAGTATTTGTGAGCCCTGTGAAATCCATTCCAGCCATAGAACTCAAAGTGGATTCCAATCCGCCAAACCTTGTTAAGAAACCACCGCCTGTGAGTTCTAATAGAATACCAGTGAGGTATCCTGTCCCAGTCAAAGCCTTATCATCAATCAGTCTTACGCTTTCGATAAACCCAGACAAACTCTCGCCAAAAGCAGATAGGTTATTGCCCACTTCAACAAGCCCTGCTGTCAAGGAAGTAAGTGCTATTGTCACAATGCCTGCTAAGGTTTCGACGATACCATTTACAACTTTTTGGATGATGCTCAGTCCACGGTCGATAGCTGATTCTGCACCTTCAGGTAAAATTTCACCTAAAAGACCCGCAATAAATCCAATCATCCCAATTACCGCTGCAACAGGGAAAAGAGCTTTCAACATTGCTGATGCGCCTGCAAAAGCACCATTTGCTAAAGGTCCCATTGCACTCATAATAGCTGTAGCCGCAGTCATGCTTAATAAAAGTAAGCAGATAGAACCTACAGTTTCGATAGAAGCAGAGACTTCCAGTTTATCGAGAGCAAATAAGAAAACTCCAATTACTCCTAGGAAAAGTATCATCGAACCAGCACTACTAATAGCATTTGAAAAAAGCGCTTTTGCATTACTAACAGTATCCAATGCTTTAATCAGCAATGTAAATACCCCGATAATGCCGGTAACAGCCGCCGTTGCCAGAACCAACTGTTGAGGATCTAACATTGCCAAAACACCGATGGATGCCACCAGTTCAGCAATAATCAGTGCAATAATAATCAAGGTTGCTTTTATGTCTTCAGCTTTTTCCGTAGCTCTAACAAGGCCAGACATAGCGTCCATGATAACTATGATAGCCGCCACCGCTTTCACAATACCAAAGAAATCGATATGAGCCATAATAGCAACTACAGCCGCTAATATTACCATCGCGGCACCCATTTGAATCAACACAGCGCCTGCTTTTGCCGCATGTTCGCCTGCTTTAGAAGTTGCTTCAATAAGGAATTTCATAGCATAGATAAGTGCAGATGCTCCTGCCACAGATTTGATAAAGGATGGAATGTCAAAGTCAGCCAATATTTTAAGCGTGCTTCCCATCAATCGTAATCCAACACCCATACCAAGTAACATAACGCCAGCATCCGCAGCATATTTTCCTGCAAGTTTCGTAGCCGCAAATGCTCCAGCAAGAGTCCCGAATACGAGCGCAAGTTTTCCGATAGCGCCCAATGTAAGGTTGAAATCGTAATTGCAAATATAATCCAACGAATGAAGAAATGCCACGATTCCCGCTGAAAGAAGAAGAACGCCTGCCGCTGAACCAAATTTAATATTTCCCATCATCCAGCTGATTGCGCCTAGTGTTACAAGAATTGTACCGAATGTATCAAGACTATTTCTAACTGCTTCCATATCGACGGTTGTTAATTTATCGAGTGCGTATACCATCAATAATACGGATGCCGAGAACGAAACAAGGAATATAGAATTTGCAGATAATGCCGGCGCATACTTTGCAAGTAATACTGCAAACGCTGCCATAACAACCATGATACCGATTAGTCCGGTAAAGCTTTGACCGATTTTCGTACTGTCAATACCTTCGATAATTTTCATACAAGCAGTAAGAATCAGAAGTCCCCCTGCAAAAGAAAGCATTGTTACAACGAACTTATCGATATTACCGAAACTGCTTACATATTTTGTAAATGCTGCAAGTGCTGCACCGAGAGTTCCAAGAACAAGAGCTGCCACAAGCATATCCTTTTTGTTGATAGATTTAGACAGAATAATCAAAGAACCAGCCAAAATTGCAATAGCCAAGGCTGCCGAAGTTAAAGCCGAAGCTTTCACAGAAAATGCAAACGATTTTAACACCTGAGAAAGACTCCCCATTATACCAGAGAAAGATGCAATCGGTTTTGTTACGTTGTTGATTGCGATGTTGATTTTTCTCAAGAACCAGATTAAGGCTACGCCAAATCCAACAGCAAATACCTCAGCCGGCCCAATGCTATACAAAGCATTGCTTACAACCTTCGCAAATCTTTGGAATTTGGTTTGAAGACCATCCACTGTCCCACCAGTCGTTTCAAAGCTATCCTTTACCGTATCTTTGAATTTGCCGGTCGCGTCAGAAATATTCCCAAACATTTCATCGATACCTTCGAAATGCTCCTTGATTTTCGAGCCAAAATCTTTGAATACCTCAGTCACATTCTTAAGAGAAATTTCATCCAGATTCCGAATCGTATTGATGAATTCTCTTATGATATAAATACCGGCAGTTAAGAACTGTTTAATATTCGCGAACACCGTGGATACAACGCTGGCAAATGCAGACAAAATATTCTGAACAATTTCAAGCTGGAAGAATTCTTCAACCAACGTCACAACGATACTGATAGCATCTAAAAAACCACTGATAATTGCGCTTCCTACACTGATTACTTTGCTTATGAATACTGTCAATATACCAACTACCACGCTCAAAGATTTTTTGAGAATTTCGTTCTCTGTCACCCATTTTCTGAAAGCAAGAATGACCACAGACAGCTTATCACTAATGTCAAATATAATTTGTGCAAGAATAGTAATAACAACCACTGCTGCCTTAATAGCAATTTTCAATCCTGTTCCAATGATTGTCGTTATGCCTTTTATAACCGCAAAGAATGCCTCAAAAGTTTTTTGAACTTTCGGCATGTTCCTTTTTGTAAGCTCCTCGAATCCTTTTGTAACCATTTCGATTCTTTTACTCAATGTCGCTAATTGCTTACCATCCATTCTTGGAAATATCTCTCTGTATGCTGTTTTAACAGCAGATAGAACATTAGCTAGAGCATTAAAAGCATTGCTAAGAGCCTCAACGATGGCTGCTCGTCCACCAAACTCTTTCCACACTTTAAGGATTTCATTTCTCGCATTAGACGATGCATCAATAACTGAAGAAACTGTATTATAAATACCGGTCCACAACTTTACACCTTCGGTATAATCACCGAAAATAGTCTCCCATGTAGCCGCCCAACCAGATTGAGCAGCTTCTTTTAAAGAGTCACACATTTCGCTGAATGTTTTTACTTCCGTAGCAGCCTGAAAAGCTTTTTTACCAAGCTCAGTAGTTTCATCAGAATATTTGTTCAACGTTTTGATAAGAACCTCGGATGTCATCCATTGATTGCTAAGGGAGTCATTGAATCCTTTTGTAGATGTAAACAAATCAGATACTTTCCCATTCATATCTGTTGTTGTGGTCTTATATTGTTCTCCGACTTTAACAAGCGTTCCCATCTCTGTAGCTGTCTTTATGAGTTCATCTTTAAAAGCTACTGTGGCCATGTTTGCGTTTTCAATAGATTTCCAGTCGATCAGTTTTACTGAACCAACCGACAACGCCTGCGCAAAGTTATACATTGCTCGAGACGCTTCGTCAGCATTCGCACCGGAAATAGCAGCAACGTTACTTACACCCTGAATTGCTTTAACCGCATCTTTCAGATTAACGCCGGCGTTTGTGAATTTACCGATATTAGAAGTCATATCAGAAAAAGAATAAATTGTTCTATCTGAATATGCGTTCAACTCTTCCAGATACTTGTTGATCACTTCAAGTTTTTCACCAGTACCTGCCATAATCGTTTGAACCGATCGCATCTTAAGTTCGTACTCACTAAAACCAGTCGAAATAGGTTCTATCGTTAATGCATTTAGCATTCTCTTTCCGGCATTTACTGCGGAGTTCGTAATATTTGCAAGAGCTGTTACACCTATTACTTCCAAAGCAGAAAATTTTGCTTGTACTACATCAACACCAGAGCTAATCCCGGAAAAATCAATTTTCTTGATGTAATCTCCAATAGCTCCAAGTCCTTTTGCGGAGTTTGTAAAGTTCAATTTAGATTTGAGTTTTTCCAACGTAGACATTGTTGTGGATACGTTTGATTCAAATTGCTTGTTATCAAAGCGCATCTCGACAACTCTTTGATCAATTGTTGTGCTCATTTCTTAGTAACCTCCCTCCACGCCCGATTTGCAATTTCATCAAAAATAGGCTGGATAGCAGGATTGATGTAATCTCGCCCCTGTACCCAGCCTCCAGTGCCTGTCCCATGTCCATATTGCAAAATCACAGCAATGGGAACTCCATTTTGAATATTTGAATTGCAGAAGGAAATAACTGTAGACTCTTTTTCTTCGTGAATTTCGTAATACCAAGATAATGCAGTCTTGCCGCTATCAATCGGTGTTGCAGACATTAGGGCTGCTACACCTTCTTGACCGTATGCGTTAAGATCAACTGCTCTAGCACCCTTTTGGGCATTTTTCAAAAATTTTTCTAAATTTGAAAAGCTGCCTCTGTGTCTGACACTAATCATTCGTTACACCTTCTTGCTCAATTTGGGCATTGCACCCTTATTGGATACTTCATAACCCATAGCAGGAGCGATATCGCGAATGTATGGATACACCCTGCCGTCTTTTCGGATAGCATCTAATTCGACAATCTTTCCGTTAATTTCGAATTTTTCTTTTTTTACCACTTCGTCATCCTCCATTTCATAAGAGAACACGCTCTCAACTAACAGCCAATGCGTAAACTTGTTATAGCTGAGCGGTACTTCCCGAACACCATATTTGCTTCCGTCTGCTGCGATATAGTAAGGAACTCCATTCTTCATACCAGAATAAATCCCGATGTGACCGCACATCCAAACCAATGCTCCAACAGGAGCCTGCACGATTGTACCGATCGGTTTTTTGATGTTCGCTTTCGCCATCCATTGACTCGAACCTAATGCGATGCCCGTAGCCCAGGAAATAAGACCTGAGCAGTCAACACAGACTTTGCCTACTTTTTTAATATCGCTGCGAGGAACAAATTTATCTCCATATTTCTTGTAAAGCTCGTTAAAATCGCTTTGGGACATTTTTCTGCCCTTCATACCGTACACATAAGATGTTCCGATTTTCCCCCTCGCAAATTTAACGAGTTCAACTCCTGTCATCTTGTTAGCCATTCGTGTCACCTTCTTTAGCTTTCTGATACTGTGTGCCAAAATAGAAGACTACAACGATTTGGAAAATGTTAAGGAAGTCTTTGCCGTCGATTTTTCCAATAATGGATAAGGCAGCAAACACAACTGTCAGCATAAGTGTGACTAAACTCTTAACTGTCAGCAAATTCTGAATCGTCACTTTCGTTGTTTCGTGTAACATCTTTTTCACCCCTTCTTCGTTCTTCAACCCTGCGATCTTGTAGTTCCACCCAGCGCTTATACATAGTAAGCAATCCACAGATACCTAATTCAGTACCAAATACGCGAAGAGCACTATCCACGATAGATGAGCTATCTACACCGCATTGCGCTTGTACCATCCCCCAAATTACGATACAAGTGCAAAATAAAAGTGACAGACAAACAATGACTGTCACAGTATTTGGTGTGATTCGAGGGCGGAAACGCCTTGCTTTTTTTCGATTTGTGTTAAACAAGCTTTATCACCCTCTTGTGTTAAATTTCTTTTTGCGAGCTGCATTCAATGCCGCCTGTCTACTTGCTATAGCTTTTTTGCTTTGCTTCTTTGGAGGTGCATTCTTAATGTTGCAAATACGAATCAAAGTAAGCAACTGATTTAAGTGCCACTTTCGGTACTCAGATGGAATCTGATGTGCAATCATCCAGTAATAAATCAGTTCAGCAGTAATGGGCTCTTTATTAGAACTCTGAGATTTATCTTCGTAGATAATTGTTGCCGTCATAGGGTTATCGATATAATCCTTAATATCTCTTAAGTTCTCATGAGACAAGCGCGTATACACCTCGTCTTTTACGCCTTGTGTTAACGTCATACACTTAACATAATCAAGGATCTCTTCATTTGTTTTGTCTTTCGTGGAAAGAAATGGTCTATGCCATTTTGATTCCCATTTCGAAAGAGAGACAAGAGAATGCTCTAATCTCAATGTCTGTTCTTTCGTCTTGGGCACGAACAGTTCGTTTTTTTCATCCCAATATTCTATAGCCGGAACAATAATTTCGAGCATCTCTTATCCTCCATTGTTTTCATAGTTACTGATTGACAGTTTCGGGCAGTTCTTTTGCAATCTGCTTAGAAATGTCAGAAGGAAGGATGCGATTAACGAATTCTGCCGCAGCCTTGTCATCTGTAGCCAGTTCCATATACAAGATGTTGTATGCTTCTGTCTGTTTGAAATTGTTAGACAGACGATAACCGTCTCTATCCTCTTTGATAAACATTCTGCCGTCGGCGCTCTTTTCGCCATACGCAGCCAGAACAAGATCTTTGAAGATCTTAATCAGAGTAGGAAAATCTTTTGTTGCGATGATTTTGTTCACCATCGCTGTATAACCACCATGCACACCAAGTTCCATTTCTGTAATTTCGGTTTCATTCAGATTGAACCAGAAATCTTCTGTTCTTTCTACGCCGTTATAGTCTTTATAAGTGATTGTCTTTTTCAGCATGTGTTGTTCTCCTTTCAAATTAAAAGGAGTCGCCAGCTTACCTGTGTACGACTCCAATAATTACTTACAAGTTATGTTATGATGTGTTTTCACGCTGCTACTGTTTTCATCATTTCGATTACTTCAGAAGGTGTAGGCAGCTTAGCTTCTGTTGTTTCGTATCCATACAGAACCTTTTCCAGTGCTTCCAACTTCTCAGGTTTAGCTTTAGTGGAATCAATAACAAGGCAAGCAGTAGCTTTGAAGCCGGGTACATCAACTGGCGTTGTGGTAACTTCCCAGGACAATGTCATTGCCTCCGGAGATTCGTTAACTGTAGCATAACCCTTATCGGATACACCAGCCAGGCAGTTGTATACCAAATGCAGTTTATAACCCAGTTCTGTCCCATTCGTATCATTACCAATCTTTGTTCTATAGCAGATACCAAACTGTTTGCGCGCCTGCTGACTGATAGATACGCCTTCTGCTGCTTCGCATTCGCCGAGGCATCTGCCAAATTCGTCAGGGTATGTGTATGCTTCAATAGTCATACCGAATTCCTCTGCGGATACCAGATTCAAGTATTTGAGGTTATCTGCGTAAACTGGAGATGCTTCCGCGCCAGAAGGAGATTCAGTAATGCCTGTCAGACCATTCCATGCAACCCCTTTTCCATATTCGCCGCTATCCTGCATAGGATACAGAACCCCTCTGTCGACACCGGTTTCATAAAAACGTTCGCCGATCTTGTCCCATTCAAGTTTGAATTTTCCATTCATATTTTATTCCTCCTTAATAGTATAGAGTAAAAACTTCGTGATTCAGATTTTCCGCAGTGTAATGTCTATCATAACTACAGAACGGAAGTTCCATAATTTTCTGAATAAATACACTGTCTGGATTTGCATCTATCAAGACGATTTCGTATGCGGTCATGCTAGAATAAATTTTATTATTTGCGTATTTGGCATCGATATCTTTGCGATTATAGCGAATAGCGGGATAACGCATCTTGATAGAATCTGGAGGTTGATAATACACTTCTCTCGAACCAAGAATCCCCTCCAATTTTTTCTGCAAGAGGATTCTATCACCCATTGTAAATACCTCCAGTCGTTAGAATAAGTCGAGGGTGCTGAACTTCGACATTTGTAATCTTCCATTTAGCACCCGAATATTCTACATATTTCATTGCATAGAAATTTTCATATGCAAACTTGTCGGCTATAATACTGATTTCATTAGAGATGATGATATCATCATTAAGCTGTCCTGTAGATTGCAGCCTTCGACTACTTCTACCGATTTCACCATAGTAAAATCGTTCCGTAATTCTGGGGATCCAGATTCCAGAACCCTCTGGTTCTTCTACAGTTTCAGCGTAACCGATTCTCCCATAGAATTTCCCCATTTTGACTTTTCTCCCTTATTCAGTAATTTCGTGATCGGCTGCGGCTTTTGCAACGGGAATTTCCAGAGCAATAGCAGACTTGATTTCTGTCAGTGCACCAGACAGACGTGTTTCCATCAGATATTTGTATTTGTTGAAATCGATATCGAAATCATCAAAGTTTGTGATTTCGCCACCCTTCGTGCAGCCGAACTGATAGTTACCCATGTGAACGAAAATGCCCAGCAGTTTCTTTGTGTCGCCGGTGTCTGTTGTTCTTGTTTTACCCGCCATCTGTTCAACAGTTTCGATGGAGCCTACATTCAATGCTTTTGCCAGGTCGCTTTTGGAATCATAGATTCTTCTACCATTCATATCACGAGCCAGAAGCATTACATTCAGAACGTGAGGATCGCAGTAGAAATCAGGTGTACCTTTACCCTTATATTGTTCTCTGGAATACAATGCAGCAGCAACAACAGCCTCGGCATAGATATACTCTTCACCAAAGTTCGCATTCGTGTTTGTACCCTGCAGTTTCTTTTCCATTGCGGAAATGTCTACATCATAGTGGATCGTATACAGCTCATCATCATTCCATACAGAACGAATATGATTTTCATGGATTTTATCTTTATCCGTATCTTCACGACCGTCGCCAATCAGTGCAGCCAGAGCAACGTCTTCTTCCAGATTATGTCTCATAACAGTTTTCTGGTATGCAACTACATCAAAATCTGTAATATCAGTGATGTCATCTCTATGCAGTTCGTCTCTGCGGTATACTGTCTGAGGATCTGTTGTTCTCATAATCAGTTTCAGATTCTTAGAAACTGTTTTCTTGTCGGTTCTGTTATTGTAGCCTTTCGCTCTGATTTCTTCAGCACGAGCATCTGCCTGTCTTGTACGAATACGGCTGATAGGGGATTTTCTAACCTTATTCATCATAGTGCCAATCCAAGACTGGTCTCTTTCCAGCAATTCGGGCGCACCAGGATGAACATCTTTAAAGTCAGGGAATAATTTTTCGATATCATCAATACCGTGTTTCAATTCGTTATTATGTTCGTCAGCATAAATAGCCATTGCTGTTTTCAGGCTGCCAACAGACGAAGACTTGGCAATATTCAAAATTTCAACCTGTGCAGAATGGCTCAGTACATCTACATCGTTATTCTCTTTGTTGTCAAAAACGTTATACTTCATAGTTTCATATCCTCCTTTATCGGAATGCTTGAGTTTTTCCTCTTTCTTTTCTTCTTTTTCAGCCATCAATTCAGAAATCAGAATATACATGGCGTTCTGCTGTTTTTCGCTCATAGTGTTGATGATATCGATAACAGATTCCTTATCTTCTTTTTTCTCAGGAATGTTTTTCTTGTCTTCGGATTCTTTTTTTTCATCCTCAGATTTTTTCTCTTCTTCCTCTTCCTTATCATCTTTTGCAGAGTGATACAAAGAAATTTCTTCACCTGTATAGATGGTTGCCTCACCATCTTCGACATCTTCGCTGTGAGCAATGGGACAATCGATATATGCGCCGGGATTAGCTCCAGCCAATACAAGACTGACTTCCTTAATATCGCCGTGCATTACATCTCCGCCCTTTTGTGTCAACTGATTAGCCCAGATAGACATTGCGACAATGTCTCCATGAGCAACCATCATTTTGACGTTCTGCGCTCGTTCGGTATCATTAAAGAAACCTAACCCATAAACGCCCTCATCACGATTCTGCAGCAATACCTTACCCAAAACATTTTCAGAATCGTTATGTTGATGATTCCATACCAGCGGTACGACATGACCGTCATTATGTTTGAATGCATCTCTTCTGATAGTTCTACCATCAGAGCATTTCAAATCATTACGTGTCACCCAACCACTGAAATCGTATTTTTTCATTCAGAAGTTCCTCCTTTAATTTCGCGATTGTCGTTTCCACCGTTTTCTTCGACTACGCCATTTCCTGCATTGTTTTTACTGCCAGCCGGTGCACTCAGATTCTTGTTCCTCAGTTCATCCGCATTAGGGTCGCTGGAAGGTCTCATCCCGACAATCTGTCTGATCTCGTTAGAAGTCATAATCTCGTTTCGAGTAAACTTATCTGCAATTTCAGCCAGTTCGTTAACGGGTACAAGCTTAAATGGATCCCTAAAGAACATAATTGATTGTTTCTGGGACCGAGCCGTTTTTGTTAGAAACTTTCGTTTCATTTCGTCAACAATAGCAGCAACAATCGGTTCAATGGTTCTGTTGTAATAATTCAGCATCGTTTTTTCGTCTGCAGATCCATCCAAAATCGACTGGGTGATACCTAACTGGCTGTATAGCATACTCGTTAGGTATTCAACTTGCTTCATAAGGTTATTCTCTACAGAACGATTCAACTGCGTGATTTTTTCAGTACCATCCGTGTAGGCAATACCATACTTGGAACCCGAAAGCTGCTGTTCTATATCTTTTCGGCGGTTTTCCGCCTGTTGACGCCTTGCTTCTGTTTTAATCACATAAGGCAGTTGAATAATTAAATCCAGCTTACCAGAGCTGCTTTGTTCGTCCACAACGTCAAGCAAATTCAGTTTTCGAATCAAACGCTGCAAAGTGGAGTTTGGTTCGTTAATAACCGCATACAATGGATTTTCAATAATAGCCACCATACTCTTGGGTAACAAAACATCCTCTTTTCTGCCTTCGTAATCGTTATAAAGACGAACCTTAACGTGTTTCGGATACCATTCCAAAATTTTACCGGTTCGTAATGTCTCGATTTTCCAAGAATCTGTAATAGCTGGATCGATGTCAGTATCCACTGGAACAATAGCTACAACGCCCTCGTCCATCATCGAAACCACAACATCCTGAAAGAATGCTCTCCCCGTTTGATCAATATTTGCTTCTATATCAAAACAATAATTTAAACTGGAATCTATTGTTTCTGTATACCGTCTGTTTTCATCCAGTCGAACGTGCTTGATATTGATAGCCGCTACATCAAGTGCAACTCGATTAAAAACCGAAGTAATGATAGAACGCTCATTGCCGCGACTCATTCTTGGGCGGTCTAGTCGATATGTATACCCGGGACCAACATCTGCTCTGTAGGAATAAGGTTTTCTATCAAGAAACGCATTCCACTTGTGTTTTAGCCAGGAGCCAAAATTTAACTCCATTTTGAAGTCTCACCTCCCGTTTTCAGACAATAAAAAAAAAGACCACGAGTCATTTAAAACTCGCAGTCTCTTTTTGATAGTTTATAAGCAATTAAGAAGAACGCAAATTATAACAAGCGTTAATACAAGTATCGGTAACGCGATAATTATAAATTTAGTATCTTCTTTATCTTTCTTAACTCTAAGTTCTTCTTCGTATTCTCTTTTCTCTTTTTCAAATCTCATTCGCTCAGCATCCGATTCCTTGTTAATACGAGCGATTGTAACCTCATCACTTTCGGCGATTAGCTTCTTCGAACCACAATAAGGGCATGTAAGAACATTTCTTCCGGCTTCAATATTCATTTCTCCACCACAGTCCTCGCATGTGAGCTTTATTGTTTTCTTAGAAGTTGTATCATTTAAAATTGCACCACATTTCACACAAAATTTCTCACCGTCTTTAGCTTCATAGCCACATTTAGAACAATACATTTTTCGACACCCCCTAATTACTTGTAATCATAGCAGAGTTTCTATATAATGTCCATCATTCAAAAGCATCTTTATTTGCCTTATATGCAACATACGCATCCATCATAGCTGCAACAGCATCAATTTTCTGTTCGCGACGCTTCTTCAAAAGTTTACGGTTACCGTTTGTATCCTCCAATGTAATACAGTTTCCCATCGCAAAGGTCATCAATTCTTCATCGAAAAGAAGCATTCTCTCCTCTGACATTTTCTTTAATTCCCCAAGAGGAACCGTTTCCGTCTTTACACCCTGAGGTACCTTTATCGTACCAAAGGGACCATTCTCTCTTTCCCAGCGATCAATAAATTCTTTGGCATTATATGGGTCATATCCCACACAACGAACATCATAACCACATTCTTCGATATGATTGTCCAAGTCATCATAAACTTCCATCATATCAAGAACTGTGCCACTCAACACAACGAGACTTCCCTCGTTCATGAATTGATCATATTTGATTCTCATTGCAGTAGGAAGCTTCATAAGAGTCATCTCAGTAATGTAGTTACGAGTTTTAATGCCAAAACAGCCATTGGAAAGCGGGAACAAGAAAGTGAAAGAACAAAAGTCATCCCCCTGAGAAAGGTCACAACCAAGCGAACAAGCCATTTGCCAATAAGTTCTTGGTCTATGTGGAAGCGTTTCCTCGTATGTAAAGTAATAAGTATACCCCTCCATAGGAATCCCAAACCGCTTAGCTAAAATATCGTTCCGAGCTGCAGGAGCTTTTTCTGCCCTTTCGACATCAAGCTGATAAGTTTCGTAGCTAACGGTTTTTCCCAAATTAGGATTTGCTTTTACCCACATTTCAGGATAAGCGACTTCGTCCATAGAATCGAGTTTATAATACCAAATCGAAACATGAGGATTTGTATAGTCGCCTCTTAAGATGTCCATCAACTCCATTTTGATTGTATCACCTGCACCATTACGCACAGTACCTTCGGAGCTGATAGCAACGATAAGATAATCATCAACCTTAGATGCACCCTGTTCGATGGCACCAACAACATCTTCTCTAATATCTCCTGAAAGCCATTCATCGACAGTCGCGATCTTTGTTCTCAGCCCCTGTAGTTTACTGATACTCATAGGTCTGATTTCCAACAACGATCCTGTCAGGAAATTTTCAACCCCTTTTTTTGTAGGTGAAAGTTTCATACGGTTTGCTTTTGAACCTGTAGTGTTTTGCAGCGAGCCTTCTGTAAGAAATTTAAACAGCGGACCGCGTGCTCGAGTAATCGAAGTTCTTATTGGTGATAATACTTCTTCCGCCTGTTTCATTGTCGGAGCTGTTGTGATCTGATGGGTTGTTGAAGTATCAACATTTAAGAAATAACTCTGGAGACAAGAGGCATACATAGATTTTGCGGCACCTCGAGCCACAATTAAATACTGTTTGTTTACTAAACGGCGTTTAATTGTTTTGGTTACATAATGTCCGCCATGGCCGTCTGGATTGGGTTGATACACGCTTCTTTGTGTAAAGTAATACCATCCGAATATTTCTTCAGCCCAAAGTTTAAATGTATCAAGTAGCTGTAAGTCAGCACCATCGGTCAGAGTGAGTTCATTCTCGCAATATGCAACGAATCCCTCAACTGCATCATCATCATAATATACACCGGGATTTGCAATAAGATCATCTATCCTGCTCATCTCCATAGCAATTTCCCTGTTAACGGGTGTTTCCCCACGAATTACGGCGTCTCGGAACTGACCGTAATAAATGGGTACAGCAGTATTCGATAATGCCATAATTTGTGGCTCCTTTATTTATTTTTATCCTTTGGCTCAGGAAGTGCTAAAGGCGGATCAAGTAATTTTCGAACCGCTTCTTGCCCTTTGCGAACTGCTTCAGCAGTTTCTTCTGCAGATCTGTCTTTGTTTAAATCTCTGGCAGCTTTTTCTGCGGCTGTTTTGGCTGCATATAGATTTGCTTGCGCTGTTTCCATAGCCATTTTTCTCGTTTGCAGATTGATTTCTTTCATTTCATAATCCATCTGCTTGCTTCTTTTTTCCTGAGCGGATTCCTGTTTATCGTGATCGTTATATCGTTTCACCAAGTCCTTGTAATCCACAACCTTGCGTAATTGTTCTGGACTTAATTCGCTAATGTCGCGTTTAGCCAATTTACGAACACTTTCTTCTTTTTTTGTCAGAGAATTTGTAACCGCTTTATCTAAGGACGTGCGCACTCCTTTAGCCGCAGCATCAATCGCTGGCTCAAGAAGAATCTTCTTAGCAGCCTGATTTACAAATTGTCTGCCAGCACTTACCTTATGCTCCTGTTCCGGACTTCCAAAGTATTGTTTATACTCGTTTTCCAGTTTCGCACGACTGATGGCATCGCGAATTTCCTGGTCACTCATTTTTTTGACATCTTTTTTCTGAGTCGGTTCATTCGGCGCGCTGCCCTTTTTCTTAGATTTGCCAGACTTCTTGTTGTTGGAATTTTCTTTTATTTCCGTTCCATCCTCGGCATACCGCTTTCTTCCAGCAATTGATAATTTGCCATCTTTGAACTGAAAACGTCTGACGCCCCATCGCTGACCTTTAATACCGTGATGGGATAAATGATTTTGTTCCATTTTGAATTTACCTCCTCTCCTAAGATTTTGCAGATTCAGCAGCTACGTTAATCCGCCATTCGAATTCAGCAATATTTTGTTTGTAAGCTTCAATTACGGCTGCGCTTGATGGAGGATCGAAGATTAGCTTAACTTTCATATACATGTAAGTCTTCACTGCTTCAATTCTATTCTCCTCCGGAATGAAATCAGTCCAACATGCAGATTTGTCTTTGATGGAAAATCCTTCTGGAGGACCATAGCCTAACTGTGTTAGAATTGCAAACACAGTATTGATGTGAATGATAACATCCGTATCGAAGGCTTCATAAAATGCGTCAATACCAAGGAGCTTCTTAATTGAGATTAGGATGCTTTCCTGTTCGCCCATTGTATTTCCTCCTTCATTTTCTCCATGGACAAGTATCGTTTTTGGATCGTTCGATTGGTGCTGTAACTAACAAACTTTCATCACCGTAATGAATCGCATTATGTGTGTTATGTGCAGTACAAATCAGATACTCTGGATTGAAAACGGAATCTCGCTCGTGGATAATGTCATCCAAGGTTATCGGATCCATGTGATGAACAATAATTCTTCCACGAATCTCATAATCTTCTATTCCAAGATCGCACCCGTTGTCGCGAATAATAACTTCTCTCCTAACTTTTCTCCATCGAGGAGATTTGTATAGTATCTGATTCAAATATCGATCGTTGCCAAAAGTTTCATCACAAACAGTACCGTCCAATCGCAAATATGCGAACCGTTCTTCGTACGTTGGGAGTTTTGTCAATTCTGTATATGTCCTAATAACCTCCATAGTCTTCATTGACATCACCACCATTACCGCTATATTTCCTGAACGCATTCATAGCATCAGAATATAATTCCTCTACTCTCTTTGCGGATTGCAGCGATTCTGTTTTTGCTGTAATCATTTCTTTTTGCTTTTCGAGTATTTCCTTTTCCAGTTTTTCTTTACTCGAACCTAGCTTCAGAAAATGAGTAATAACCTGAGATGAAGCAGTTCCTTCTCGCAACTGTTTCTCTGCAAGGTCTACGGCCAATGAAATCATTTGATTCTCTCTAGCCTCCGGCGTTAAAGCTGGTCTTAGAGCTCCTTTCGAATCCTTAGCTTTTACTTTGGCCACTGCTACTGCCTCCTCTCATTCAGATTCTGTTTCTTTTTCGACAGAATCGACATAGAATAATATCACTTTTCTCATACTTTCCATAGAGCCTTTAGGAGCCTACAAGTAAGCCAGCCATCCCATTCATCACCGAAAGGAGAAAAAAGTGTAGGATGTAACTCGTAAGCTCATAAAGGCTCTATGGAAACAAAGTAATATCTCCAGAAAATATCCTCCGGGGAATTTTTGAAGACCGCCGCGATGCCATAGGGGGTGTCATTTTGGAGACCCCTCCCCCATGGTTTCATCATTATCTATACCGATTTATCGAAGTTTCTTGTGTTTTAAATCGTTCTTAAACGAATTTAGGACACTTTATCCATTTCTGGATGCGTTTTTGATTCGTTATTGACGACTTTTCGATAAATTCCGCTGAAATCGTACTTTAAGATTTCGTCGATTGCTCTTTCAATCTCGATTTCGTTCTCTTCATCAGTAAACTGATCCGAAGTTCGTGCGATTCTAGCCAGATAGGAGCTACAATTGTAACCCATTGTCATATCATACAAATACCAAGAGTCAAAGTTCTCAAAAGGATTGTATGGATTGTCAAACGTTGTTAATGCACATCTTCTACTCACGATACAATCACTCCTTTCCTCTTAAATATTTGCTAACAGTAGAAGAAGAAACGCCAAGCATTTCAGCAATCTGAGAAGTTGTATAACCAGAATTTTGATAAGCTTTCATTCTAGCTACTTTAGCTTGACTCATCGTTGTCGTTGTTCTTGGCGTTGCTCTTTGTCTAAGTTCGTCTGAATCAACATGATTTATAATTTGACTCAGTTTGTTTTCAGAAATTGCACCGGCTTGGATAGCTTCCCATTCTCTATCATCCAGCTTGATAGGTGTGCGTTTCGCATCAACCGCAGCTCTGGCTTTACTTAGAGCTTGCTGACTCGCTTTTTTAAGCTCTCCTTTACTTATCTCGGGGTTGTCTTGTTTCTTGGCCCGTACTTCTGCATTGGCTATAACCTGGGCTATACGCTCTCTAGGAGCATTCTTGAGTGCCAGGTTCAGCTTTGACTCTAGGGATTGAGTCTCTGCTAAGTATTTGGCCTTAGCAGCAGAGGAATACTGTATTCTACCAGTAGATACCATCTCTTTACGAGCTTTATTAGCAAGCGCCTTTACTCTGTTGGCATAGTCCGCATAGAGCTCCTCCTGTGCGGTACCAGAGGACAGTTCATGTGCATCCTTAACCTCTGCCATCTTTGTACTTTTCTGTGTACGAACTTTTGTCTTTCCTGTTTTGGGGTCAACATATTCTTCATACACTTCTTTCCAAGACTGCTCCCCCGTCTTCTTATCTATGATAGGGGACCCCTTCCTCTTAAGTACCTGCGTTTCAGAGGAAGAACGGGAGATCAGAGTAGCAGCACCTTCGTGGTATCTACCATCTTTGTCATAGCTGCCTTGCCATTTCTTTTTGAGTGCAGCAATGTCATTGTCGATCTCACTCTGCTTATAATCAAGCTTGTGTTTCTCTGCATCGATAACAACCATAGAGTGCCGAACAGCCTTTGCAATCTCTTCCTGGTTGGCACCTTTCAAAGTCATATCTGTAATCAGATTAGAAACCTTACCCATTTCAGTCTGAGTATTCTTCATCACTTTGAATGTGCCCTCCGGTTTTCCACCGTATTTCAGCTTAGGATCAAATCCTTCCAACCCCTTAAGCGGAGGCTCGGCCGCAATCTTAACATTCTTACCAGTAGGGATAACCATTACAGTATCGCCGTCAAAGTCTGCACCAGAAAGCTGAGCAGCGACTTTACCATTGATACCAACGGCATCGATTGGATTCTTACCGATGACTTTAACTGCGTCCTTCTGTCGATTGTTCACGGTTAAGATTGGAATCTCGAATCTACCACCATGAGGATACCGAACTAAAGCAACCTGTTCACCATCTTTATAGTTAGGTGCATATACTTCGGTATCTTTCATAGATGGAATAGGAAGAATAACCTGATACTTCTGACGTGGCAGAGCTGCTGCTTTAAGATGTACAGCTGCTGCATCGCAGTCATCAGCAAAAGATTTTAACATGGCCTTCTTTACAGTAGGATTAGTAAGAGCACAGATCTCATCGAATTCAGCTTGCTTATCAGCAGCAGACATGTTTAACTGCTTCTTGATGAGGGGGAGTGGCTGCTTCGATAAGAACTGAGAAGACAGATGGTCTGACCAAGACCCCCAGTCCCCTTCTTCTGCGCGCTTATTGATAAGAGAGAGTTTCTCCTTACCATCTTTGTCAATGTAATAACTCTGTCCACCATGTTCTTTAATAAGAGAACCGAATGGATTTTCAGGATCGTTTTTAATCAGTTTAAGAACTGTATTGTTTTTGTCACCAAGCATTGGCGTACCTTTAGATTTGTTTGTGTTGAAGATGACATCAACGCCTTTAGGAAGATCATCGTTATAGATAGCCATACCTTTCATGTAATGGGTACCATCAACAAGAATTCGAACCTGTGCATAATTGGAGTTGCCAAGGTCTAAATCTTTTACCCCTCTTCTCAATTCGATGACACCATCTTTATCAACGCCACCTTCTTCTGCATAGCGAACCTTCATTCTTTTAGAATCCATGCTTGCAGGATAAACGAAAGCGGGTTTGAAAGTATCTCCGCTATCGTATGAAATATAGTCCTGAAGAGAATGGACATTTTCAAAATCATAAATGTCCTTATGCTCTGTACCAGGAGGACACAATACTTTGATGTTGGTTTGCTTGCCGGGGTTTGTTACCTGAGGCACGCCCCCACCGTACACTTCGTATCCTTCTCTTTCAAGCATATACAAGGCTTGATTTAGCTTCTCTTTAGAAATACCGAGTTCTTTTTCAACTCCGGCACCGACATCTATCATTCCTTTCGAGTCAACCGTCTCTTTTAAGAAGTCAGCAGTAGCTTTACTAACATTCATTCGTGCTTCTGACTCGGCATTCAACAAAGACCTGACAGAGGAATCGTTATTAAATCCCATAATCTGTGCGATCTCATCCAAAGTCTTACCATCCTCACGTAATGATTTTGCTCTCTCTACCTGAAGAGATCGTCTCTCATCTTTAGCCAGGGATTTCTGAACACGCAATTGGGTCGTAGTCAACCCGATAGCTTTAGCGATATCAGCTTCACTAAGTCCCTCTTTTTTCAATGCCTCTACTCGAGCCAGAAAGTCTCCGCTATGCTGATAGGGTTCTTTGCCAGATCCCCAAGGATAACGCCCAGAACGTCTAGGCATTCCATAGTGCTCTAAGAATTCATCCCTAAAGAAATCCACGTCTTACACCCCTCTTTCTCTAAAGTCAGTAATCAACTTCGACTTAAAGATAATCTGGTCTACAACAGGAGCAATATCCTCGACTGTTGGTTTCAGATAAATAATATCATTGTTCTGATAAATTCTCAGTTCGGTGTCCATTTCGTCAAGTCTGAGACCTAACCGATCTTTATACTCCAAATAAAAAAGACCAGCATAAATTAACAGCTGATCCATACTTGCAGGAGTCGTTCCAGATTTGTAGTCATGGATTCTGAGAAATTTGTCTCTCTCTTTATAATCGATCGCGTCCGCTGTGCCGAAGCAAACTTGCGAATACTTCAAAGTCACTTCCGGCTTTAATCTAAAACCGATGGCATCATTCACATAATTTGCAAGGTTCTCGAAAATATAATCGATATCATAAGCATAAGAAGGTACACCCGCTTTTTCTAACTCAAAACGGATAATCTTCTTATCGTTTTTTGCAAGTTTCATATTATACTGAATCAGATTGGCAGCGATTTCATGCAGAGTTGTCCCCAATACTTGTGCGTACTGGCCTCTAAAACTACTAATGAGTTTCGCATCATCATAGTTCAACCAATGATACTTGCTAGCACCAAGAAATGCATGCAGTCCTTTAAGGTCCGAGTGTTCGTTGAAGATCATTTAGAATTTCCTCCTCATTCTCTGGAGAGATGAATCTCGCAAAAGACATCTCATCCATTTTTTGTACATAGTATTCTTGGTTAGGCTGTCGTTTTGCTTTTGCTGATTTTTTACATTCAAGGGCGGCCCACTTGTTTCTATACAAAATCAGTAAGTCCGGAATACCCTGAATATATCCAGAATCATTTTTCATTACGATACAACCACAAAACATCTTTTTAATCTTTTTGATTAGCTTCGCTTGAAATTTATTTTCTAACAACGTGCGACCTCCTTTCGTTTTTCTATCAAAAAGCAAAAGAGAGAGCAAACGTAAGCATTCTAAAAATGCCTATTTTACCTCTCTCTTCATAAAAGGGCATGTAATTTTCGCGCAAAAAATAAAAGCCAAAACATAAGCCTGAACCAAAATTAAAAAAGCCCACACAAAAACTTTTATGTCTAAGTGCGGACTCTAATAATTATCAATCGTAGAATTCATCAAAGTCATTATCCGACTCTATGTTATTCATAAACTCTTCGTTCTCTCTATCAAGTTGTGTGTATGCTGTACGTTCTCGCATTCGAGCTCCACAGCAAGGGCAAACCCATTGCCCTTCTAAATCGCCTGGACCAGATTTGAAATCCATGAAAATATCACAAGGTTTGCAGACAACAAATATTTTATCACCATTACCTTTACCAATTGAAATTTTTCTCATATCTTCTTTTGAAATTGGAATGGACTTGCTTATGCGTTTGTTGTAGTAAAACAGGAACCCGTAATTCGAATAGTCGTAAATTTCTTCGTATTCTTTTCTTCTCGTATTCATGTCGATACCTCCTTGTGTAAATGAGTTTATCACATTGACATATCTAAGGCAAGCGAACACCGATAGAACTTGAAAAGCCACAAACTTGATCGCTTTAACGCAAAGTTCATAAATATCTCCTATTTTCCTAAAAAATTTGTGAAAAATTCATCTTCTGGTCAATTGGCCACTTTTTTTCTTATATTATATATAAATAATAAAAATTTTTATCACATTAGTTTATAAAAAAAAGTGGGTTTCTGGCCACGAAGAAAAAATTTTTTTCAAAAAATCGATTTTTTGCCAAAAAACGGCCTTTTTATGGGGTTTTTAGCCCCCTTTTTTCGATTTTTGCATTTTTGACCGTGGCCACTTTTATTTTCAAAAGTGGGCAAATGACCACTTTTTCTGGCCACAAAACACTTTTTCGACCATCTAACAAACCAAAAATGACCTAAAAAGTGGGCATAAAGTGGTCAAAAGCCCAGTTTTATTTTCAAAAGTGGCCGTAAAATCCAATCGATTTTCGCCAATAATTTAAGCATTTTCTCTCTGATTTTCCTCTAATTCACTTCTCCATTCAGAAATATCAATGCCATAATCTTACCAAGCGCTTTCTTAAATACAGGCATCAAATATCCTCTCCAATCGATTCAATACAATTCACATCTACTGTGGCAGTTACTACATTCATTTTACGGAGCATCGTTTGAAGCTCGTCTATTAAATACTTTTGCTCACTGCTAAGACCTCTGTAAACCAAACGCTCAAGATAGTTAGTCACCGTAATGGGCTTAGGAATATCAAGACCGAGTCGCTTAGCAAGACCTACTGTGTGATTCACCCTCCGGTATGATGCTACAACAATAATGGCTCCTGTTTTTGCGGATTCTTTGATAAGTGCTGTGGTTTTACCAACCCCTCGTTCAGCTGAGTAAATCTTCATTTAGACCATCAATCCTTTCCATTCTACGAATCTCTTAATTCTTCTTCCCATCTTAATAAATAATAATATGAAAGTTCAGCCAAGAAATATAAACTCTAGCAAAATCTTCATATTGTTTATGTGGCGGCTGCACTAAAATTGTTGGCAGCAAATATAAAAACACCTTGCCTTCTTTTTGCCATAAGATATCTACATGCTTGCCGAACGCAATACGAAAATCTTTCGCTTCCTTCATCAAATATCAATCCTTTCTATTTCTGCTTTTCTCCGGATCGAAGCCATAAGGATATCTCTTCCTCAGTTTCTCGATATTCATTTCCATAATATCATCGAGAGAACACCCAATAGCCACAGCAGCTTCTGTCAAATACCACAAAGCATCACCGAGCTCCAAAGCAATTTTTTCTTTGTCTAAATCATGCTTTTGGAATACATGCTTTTTATAAATATCAAGGGCCTCACCAGCCTCAGAATTAAGACCAATAAGACCCTCTAACAAACTCTCCTCTGTATTCAATTTTGGATCCGCAGTTCTCATAGCAGCTTCTTGATAATCCGCTGGTGTGTAATGTCTTTTAAGGTATTTACAATCATCCACATCTACACAAGGTTTCCCATCGATTGTACATTCATCGTAATCGCAGTCAAAAGGAGTCGCTTTACCAATAGAGAATTTACATTCGCCTGGACATCTAGGTAATACGTCGACATAAAAGTGTTGAAAATCATTTTTTACGGTTGTTTCATCCTCTGCAACCAAAAATCCGCAATCAGCAGTACATTCACATTTTCGGTTTTTGTTTAATTTACACCCCGTATAAATTCCATTTCTGTTACGAAATGTTCCAATAAAAAAGCATTTCATTGGTATTTCAGGCATTTTATCAACTCTGATTCTCACGTTTTATTCCTCCTCATTAAAAATCTCAAAATATAATTGTTGCCTTTTTTCGTAACCTGTGATAAAACATAAACAAAAGGAGAACAACCCTATAATAGACAGGAGGTGTATCAAATGCGAAATAAAATCTTACCAATCGTCAAGAAATTATTTATTTTCATTTACAGAATTTTCAAAGATGGTATTGCTGAACTCTCCATCAAAAACGGCAATATCAACTTTAATTTCAATATGAAAGCATTTGCAACCGCATTAAACTGATACTTTTAAAAGTGGAGAGAAAAAGCCATAATCTCCACTTTCTTTTTTCCTCCCATCCATTATAGGATTGTTCTCTATATGTTTTATTTTCTATAAATTATTAAATTTTTATTTCTTCTCTACGTTAGCTGCTTCAGCTTCTTCTCTGGCGTTTGCTTTACGTTTGCGCTGCACATACTCAGCCGGGTCGATTTCACGCCACCCTTCTTCGCAATCCGCAAAATAACGGTTGACCGTTTTTCGCTCTCCGGCATTGTCACGAATATACAAAATCCCGATTGTATCAAAATCTCCATTCTTTCTGTCTGTCAGAAATTCCTCGCAAACCACAGTATATGTATGGGGAACATAAGGCATTGTAATAGGGAAATACTCACTTGCAATTCTCGTTACATGACCGTTACTCCAGCAAGCAGAGCTGTTCAATGTCACGCAGCGGAAACGATTGACATCGATATATTTAATGTGCCCATCCGCATACACATTCTTGAATAAGGAACTCATCCTCCTGCACTGATATGTGGTGTAATTCGCTCCAGAAAGGTATGTACCACGCTCCTCCCAAACATCATCCACATCATCAATCGGCGTCAGGGCTTGTCCCTTTACCAATTTGTTGAGAATATCAAGTGTAATACCAATGCTCATCCCGCTATGTCCATCCTCCGCCAAGGATCTGAACGCCTTTAGCGCACTTTCGTAGCAGGCCACGCCATAATCCCATTCATTTTCCGAAGTATTACCTCGTTCTCTTTTGCAAGCAATTCTGATTTCCTCCTCCGCCCAAAGTTCCATATTGGATTTTTCTCTTTTTGCATCGTTCATTTTTCGTTTCTCCTTTCTTAAAATACGAATAGTCGCTTATCCTCCAATTTGAAGCCCGAGATGATAATATAATTGCTTATATAGTTCCTTCTCAATCTCGTCCTTATAAACTTTCACAACATTTCCATCAATTACGGTATTCGCGGTCTCGCGAAGAACAGGTGCTGCCATTTCAGATGCAGATGTCGCTTTGACCTCAGCAATAAGAGGCTCCGGAAAATATCCCAAAGCCTCCATTTTCTTATGGTCGCAAGTTTTTGCAAAACGACAGTTACGACAGCTCTTTGCCAGGATTGTCAACTCCATCCTCTATCACTTCCTTCCAATATCCATCCTCATTCACAAAATTCGCAGCGTACTTAATATCTGTCGTATGCTGACATAACGGCCAGGTACAATACTCACAACAAATTCAATTACATGTGTAAAGAATATCAAGTCGATTGCTCATTCAATCCCCACCACTTTCTGTATAATAACCTCACTATAAGGCAGAGTTTCAATCCAATCGCAAACCACATGCCACTCATCCAACTTATGATTTCTGCGATCATGATAAATATGATGCAGCACCTCATAATTCATACAAATAGTACGCTTCTGATTGTAAGAACTCGGCAGGAGTTGAATCATCTGCCACCAATCCTGTTTATCCTTGGTTTCAAGGTAGCTTTCGCGATATGCGTTTAGCATCTCGATCGTGCATCTAAGAATATCAAGAGGTGTCATCCATACCTTATGTGGCGAAGTGATATCTTCATCAACGGTTGCACTCTCAATCCAGTCACGGTGATGGGGTTCACAATTCAGGTGCTCATAACTGAAATCATCCAGTGTAAATTCCTTATCTGCAATCTTGTGCATCGTGCTGCAGCTGTTCGCGACCGTACCCACCTTGTAGGTGTCGAACTCTTTCCACCAGTACAGCGGTGCAGTAATATCAACATACACCGTAATCATACGTCTGTACTTTGCGTGGACAGGACCGCCTTTAGCCAGGTTCATCATCAAGTTGTGGTCGTTAGGGCCGATTTTGTATTTCGTAAAAGCTTCGGGACAAGATCCAGTATGTCCATCTTCGCAAACACAGCAGTGATGGAGGTCGCTTGTTTCGCAACCAAAACCGCTATCACTTCTCTCCCAGGAATTCTTAGGGTTTCTCATCCCTCGAATGGCTGCTCCCCATCCAGCAATTTGTACGTTTTCAATTTTCAACATTTTTAAGACCCCTTTCAATATGTCTGTGTATCTCTTTACACTTTTCGCTGTTAATACATCTAACAACAGTTCTTCCTGCTACTCTTTCTTCTCCAGCATAAAAAATATCCATGTCCGAAACCGCTTCGAAATAAGTACAACTGTGACAATATTCCTCAACTTTAAGCTCAATCATAGGTATCACCTCATTCCAACCAATCATTCTTGAGATAGAACCATCCATAAATTATAAAACATGATAAAATAACCCATCCTGTCCAAAAAAGAGGTAAAACGGCATTCCTCTGAAATTCATTGTTTGTCTCTTCTATGGTCATATTTTTATAGAAGACATTATTGTCCGCAATCGTTCCATTTTTTAGTTCCGTAAAGATAGTACCGATACATTTTGCAGGAACACCGTAGTATACATAACGAATTCTGCTAGATTTCTTAATCGTTTTAATCTTATCCGAACTAGGAATATCGATTTTTTTGATGCTAAATGTGTTACCGCAGAAGTTTACTTTTTTTGATTTTTTGGATTCATGGTCAACATAATCCCAAGTCCAATAATATTCCGTTCTAGTATGATAGGTTTCTCCAGATTTGTATCTAACAACTCTGCAGTGTCTCGTGTATCTTTCTTTTTCTTTTTTTATATACATATACTCTCCACCGATTTCTGTATATGTAACTGGATCCACTGCCTCGAGATTTCCATACACGAAAGCGTTACCGACGTTTGTTCTCATACCATATTCGAACATTTCCGAATCATCGATTTTTACTGCTTTATTATATTTTTCATTTTGGTCCATTTGATGCTCGTTAATAACTGTAGAAATGAAAAAACCAATAATAAGAAGGACAGCACCAATTATGATACTGCCCAAGATTTCTCTTTTCGTAATTTCAAAATTATTCATTTTTTCCACACACCCATCTTTATCATTCATCAAACAGATTCTGTGGTGCATCTGTAGGAGTGTCATAAACCAGATATGTATAATTCTGTTTTTCATAACCTAAAATATCCAGGAAGATTCTTGCAGGGAATTTGCGTACATATCTGTTATATTCTTTAATCTGTTTATTATAATTGCTTCTATGCTCAGCAATAAGATTTTCTGTCATCGACAATTCATTCATCAACTCTCTATAATTTTCATTAGATTTCAGTTCTGGATATGCTTCGGACACTGCTGTAATTGCCGTAGTAACATTCTCAATATTGCCAATATCTCCTCTTGCATCTACAATTGCTTTCAAGGTTTCAGCTTCGTGTTTGTCGTACTGCTTTACACAATCAACTATATTATAAATCAGATCAATCCTTCTTTTTTCCTGCACTTTGATATCAGAATTTGCTGTATTCACCTGTTCTTCCAAAGCAATCGCCGTATTTTGCGAACTCTGAATGATAATTACACTCAGAATACCCACAGATGCAATAATTGCTACAATAAGTAATACTATTTTCCATTTATTTTTCATAACTTCATTTCTCCTTTCAAATCACATAAATACTGTTCGAAACATGTTCATCATTGTTTTTCTTAGCGAACTCTCTACACTTACGTTTCACATAGTTTCCATCCAAATCACTATATAAAACGAAAGTAGGCGAAGAAAAGAATTTCTCACAGTCTTCAACCATTTTGAATTGTCTATGTTTTTTGATGTATAAGCAGTCAGACCGGACATACCCTTTTTTGTAAATATCGATCAGACTATTCACATAATCCAAGATGCTCTGCTGCACTATGGCGCTCATCAATGATCTGTAGCAGTAATCGATTTTAGTCATTTCGCCTCATTCTTTCTTTTTCAAAAGACGCTTCGACATTCTCAAACTCGTAATTGGAATCCAAGAAGCGAATATCTTTTGGTTCGACCGTATCAAGCGTCCCATCATGGTACTCAATCAAACCAGCAATTCGCTTTACAGCAACCGGATCAGCATAATGAGGATAAATATTAGTTTCAATAATCTCCTTAGCCAGAGTTTTCCGCCCATTATAACTAATTGGTGTATTAAACTTTATACTAATACTGTCATCTTCTACCCATCTATGAAACAATGCTTCTCGATACCCGTACACTAAACACGGTCTGTATTTCGCAGTTTCAATTGTTATCATTCCGTCCAATCCAGACATTATTTACCACGCCTTCCCATTTTTTTATCCCATTTCTTATACAGATTGCAGGGCCATTTATAAAACACTTTTTCTACTACAATGTAAGCCAGGAACACTGGCCAAAAATATGTAACAATAATCATATCGATATGATCATACGTGATCCCCTTCCAACTGAGGGTAAGAGCCGTAATCGCACCAATCAAAATATAAACAACAAACCATACAACAGTAAGCATTTCATTTCTCCTTTCAATTGCTAATACTTGCTAACATCAAAAATACAACCAGTACAAAGATATATTTACTCATTAGATATTCCTTTCTTAATATTCAGCTTTTTAATAACACAAATAGAACACATTTTGTAATTTCCACCACTGTACTTCGGATTACGTTCGACATACTGTTTTGCCACAAATACAGCATCTTCTTTGTCCGTCGCACTAACCTCAAATTCTTCAATACCGCGGAAATAGTGTTCTATCTGCATTAAATATCGGTTCAATACACTTACCCCATTTCATTCATAACTTTTATCCCATTAAGACGCATATTAGAAACTCCGGTAATAACATCTTTAATCTGAGCGTTTGTTATCATTCTCCAGCACATCTCACAAGGATGTGGAATGTTAATTGGTTCACCATTCTCAAACCCAGCCAAAAATAAAGTCGCACCAATCATATCAGAAGGATTAGCGTTAATAATCGCATTTGCTTCTGCATGAACAGCACGACATTTTTCATACTGCTGACCGTGAGGAATATCATGTGCTTCACGCCAACATATCCCCTCGTCACAGCAGTTAGGTTCGCCTCTGGCAGCTCCGTTATAACCAGTAGAGATAATCCGGTCGTCTTTGACGATAACCGCCCCATATTGTCTTCTAAGACATGTGCTGCGCTTAGCCACAGCTTCGGCGATACCAATGTAATATTGATTTTTATCTGGTCTCATTTTCTGTCTCCTCTCGTTTATTTAGCTGCTATTGCTTTAAGAAACTCCTCGAATTTTTCCGCATCCGACATAAGCTTACTAAGAGTTTCATAGAAATCATAGGGATCTACGAATTCGTTGAGACGCTTTGCGATAAGAATGAATTCCCCATTGCAAAATATGTGCGCTGTATGCAAAAACATTTTTTTCATGTACAGCCACACCATTAAAGCGTCTCGTTCTTCAAAGGCATCCTTTAAACGCTCTCCAAAATCCTGTCCGAGTATAGATATAGTCTCGATGTCGATGAAGAAATATATAGGAGTTGCTTGAAACCCATTCAGAGTCTTTTTAACGAAATTTTTCTTATACATCTTCGTTCTCCTCTCGTTCAATGTTATACAACTCTTCCAAAGTAATTGCATCAGAGATGTCAATAGGCTGAATAAAGGTGTATTCCTGAGTCATAGCCACTTCAGCCATAGAAATCTTACGTTTTTTCATATAGCCTCCTTGGATTTGGACAAAATATCAACCATCATGACAGATTTCTCAATTACCTCCAACAAACCGTTCTCTTTTTCTTCATCAGAAGTATGACCGTGAATGGCATAATTGTAAAAATCTCTATGAGAAATCCCATTTTTGGTTACACGAACTAATACAGCATTAGATTTTCCAATTTGTTCCACAGAAATTTCGTATCCTACATGAACAAGTTCTTCTATTCGCTGTATAAAGCTCTTTTTTATAGTGATTTGGACGTTTTTTGCTCTGTGATTGTAGCTCATATCATCGATGTAAACATCTGCATAGATTTTTCTTGCATCGACACCATACTTTTCAACTATTTCAGGCAGATTTTTATTAACAGCATCGAAAACAATGCCGTATTTTTTGCAATAATACAGTGCATTTACCAGCTCCATGCCGCTACGACATGTCCAAAGGATGATTTTCGAGCCAGCAGCCTGCTCTTTTTTCACATAATCAATGACTTCCATGATCGGTTCGCCAATATCGGGCCATTTATTCTCAAATAATGTGCCATCGAAGTCGACTGCGATAATTTTGGGATCCATATTTTTCTCCTTTCCGCCAAAAATATCAATCTTGTGCATCGAAATCGTCATACGGAATCTGCTCAACATCTCCGCCAGGGAGTGTCACAGACATCATCAGTAAGTCTTTTTCTTCATCGTAATACAAATCATCGAGTTGATTGTTCCAATCGTCAAACTGGTCAGAAATATCATATTTCATAGTTCTTCTCATACGAATAAGCTGGCTATGGATGATTTTTCTCCACTTTCTAGCTGTCAATGTTCTCGTTTGAGACAGAACATTATACAAACCATACTCCGTCAGGAAAACGACTGCAGCTTTCTCGCCATCAAGCATCGTAAATTTGATGATATACTCATCTTTCTCACACAAACCCTCGATTTCTAGAACATCGTTGTATCCAAACATCTCTGCAACCTCATACGCGATGAATAGAGGCTCGTCCATGGATGAATACACGTCCAAAATCTTCTCATCAAATTTGATTTCCCCTACTTTTTCAATCATAATAAAATCTCCTTTCTGCTCTCTTTATGAATAATACATATCAAGCACGGCTTCTGCTTGTTTTACCTTGTCGATCTGTCTGCACAAAGCATAATTAGAACAGTTGCGGCTACACTCTCTAGCCACATGAATATCATTGAACCTTTCGCAAACGAACATAATCTCGTTTGTTCCGGATTCAAATCTTTTTATATATGCTGCGCCTTTACATTTTTCAAAAAAAGATTTAAGTGGATGATTTCCAACGAGATAGCACAGTTTGTCTTCCTCGTGAAAATATTTCTTAACTGTCTTCAAATCCATAAATATCATTCCTTCTCTTTAAAGTTAATCGGACGATCTGTAGCGTAATTCGTTGGAGCGTCCATGCATTCATCGCAAGGTTCTTTATACTCATCGTCTTTGTCCCAATGTTTGCATTTATTACAGTACAGGTCGTATCTTACTTCTTTCTGCCCCTCTATTTTTCTCACTCCTTTATTGTAAAAAGAAAAGAGCCTGAGTAATTAAACTCAGACCCCCTTTCAGGTTAATAACTGTCAACAATACGTTTAATCAGTTTGAGATTTGCCTTGAAATCTTCATGAGTTTCGGATTCTTTTAATCCCTCAAACGCGAACTGTAATAATACAAGTGTTTTTGCATTATTATCATCCGCTTTCTTTTCTTCAACTTCAACCAACGTTTCTTCCATTTTGGGTTTCTCCTCCTCCACATTGATAGTTTCTTCTGATTCTTCGATATTCGTTGAATTCGATTCGTGAACTTTTACGAATGCAAATCCCTGAATTTCTTCAAAAACCCTCGTTAACTTATCGAACGTTTCATCTGTGATAAATTCCCAACGTGTTTCGTCACGTTCAAGCCTGCCGATAGTAGCAGATGATAAACCGGCTTTTTCAGCCAGTTCGCTTTGAGATAACTTCATTTTTCTCCGATTCCATTTAAGTCTTTCGCAATTTCCCATTTAAAATCACCTTTCCTTTCATAAAGGAACGTGTAATTCCCGCGCAAATTAAACGGTACTTGCTTTTCTCGCAGTAGCCATAATTCTGGAAATTTCACAAGATGATTTTGCCTTTCTGATTTTACGAACTACCTCATCGCCGTATCTCAGATCTTTTGCGGCCTTAACAGCTTCTGCTTTATAATGAACACCTCGATTACTTTTTGATTCTTTATCTCTCAATGAGATCACCTCTTTTCAAAATTTTTACCCGCAAATTTTGTTTCGTTGAATTTTTTCTTTTCTTTCAAAGCTCTGGCAATAGCCAAATCAATTCCAGATTTAGATTTTAAATGGTAATAATACAATTCCGTAAATGGAGTATTCAATCTGTCAATCCGTCCAGCTGCCTGCTGCATGACTTTATAAGAGTAATTCTCAGAAAAAAATACAATCGTATCTGTTTTGATACAATTCCATCCTTCGGCACCAGCATTGTACTGTACAAGATAGACCCAACTATCGCTATCTGGTATTTCCTGATGCTTGTGACCATTCCATTCAGCCACGTCAACCGGCGTTTCTTCAAACAGATTTTTCAAAATATCCAACTCATAGTCGAAATTATAGAAGATAATCATCTTCGGATGCTTCTCGAATAACTCCATGAGTGCGGTCTGTCGAGAAATATCACTGTTTACTATCTTTCTCCAGACATAACAAAGACCGCCAGCATTTAAAATAGGTTCGTTTTTATACGGATCCCATCTATCTCTGCCAGCAGCCTTATATGTCAAAATATCATAATCAACAAATACATCCTCGTGTTTTGCTATAGTTTTTCGCTTGAAATCCATATCTACAAGAATTTTGTTACGAAGTCTAATAAGTCTTCCTGTGTTATAATAGCCATCGATTTTAGGGAAGTTCGTAACAACTCGACTATAGATAACGTGGTTACTCGTGAAATCTGTCTTATTTTTAAAGAATCCATTGGCAATAAATACGGGGACATAATCCATCCAAGTATCTCCAGGGGTAGCTGATAGCAAAATCCAGTTATTAGCCTTAGCGATTTTCAGAAACGCTTTCACCCAAGCTCCCGATCCGACGACACGCTGTTCATCAAATATAAAGAAAGCATTTTTTACTTCCTTATACTTGGCGATATTGTTCCACGAATCTACCACTACTTTGTTTTCATACAAGTTTATTTCTGGATTTGTAGAGAGCAGGAAAGGCGTTAATTCGCCTTCCCACTCTTTTGTATCCCGTTTGCGAGCAGTTGTGATTATGTATAAATCCTGAGGAGGATCATTCATCGGAACATATTCTTCAGAATATAAATCTCCATCCTGCTCTTTATAGTAGTAACCAATGGATGTACGAGACTTCCCACTACCTACACCACCACATAGAATCTTGCCATTTTCCAAATTCTCAATAGCATCGAGTTGATAATTGCGCAGATTAAGCCACGACAAAATATCACCTCTTTAATATTCATGAGGAAACAGAATAGTCGTTACGCTTCTGTCCCACTCTGTAATAATCCAGATGGTTGTATCATCGTTATACTTATACACAGCAAGAATACGTTTGCCTTCAGCAACCGAAATATCATTCTGCTCTCTGTCTTCTTCATAAGTATCGCCCCAGTCACTTTCAATATAGCGACCAAGACTGCGATTTACGAAAGTTGCAAATGTTCTATCATCCCTGTATTTATCATGTACAGCGATTGTCATTACAACCTTACCAAGTTCGAATTTGCTCATACTGCTCTCTCCTTTCATTGTATGTCACGTAATTTTTACCAGGGTTCTTCTTCAGGTGCTTCCTGTTCAGCGTATTTAGCAGCAAATCTGCTTTCTGCAATTGTTACATATAGTTCTTTCACATATGCAGAATATGCAGGAGCTCCGCCTCTCTTGCTGCCGTAATCATAAGGATTGATTTCCAGGTCGACATAGATAATGTCGGCAGTATCGAGTCTACCAACAGTATCCTCGTCAAGGTGAATCATGTTTTTGCCTTTCTTCAGAACTACAACCGGAGGCTGAGCAGAATCGTAATTCAGCTTAACCTGCACATAATATCTGGAGTCTTCTGTTTCATCATAAGGCTGCTTGATCTTAATGTTCCAGCCGTCGTTGATCAGTTTCTGTGCCGTTTCTTCATCATCGATGAAAACACAGAAGTTGCGATTGCCTTTTTCGTTATACTGCTGTTCTCTGCCAGAGAAATTTTTCCAGAAAATTTCAGCATCTTCAATACACAGTGTTGGAATTCTTTTATAAGCCATAATTATGCTCCTTTCAAAATATCAATTAAAATGGTAACTCTGTTTCATAAATAGGTGCTCCGTTTTCGTCGTATTCGACACCCATATATGGATCGTCTGATACGAACCATTCGAAATCACCAAGATTAGAAATAGCATCAATAGCGCCAATTACGAGATTATCGTAATAAGACCTATCAATGTCGTTTTCTTTATTTAATGTCTGAACCATCTCTGCTTCAAGCCAACGATAGCCGTCAGCGCCTGTCGCAGATGCGTAAGTGGAAATATCATTGTGAGGATCAACGCCTGATTCCCGAACAAGAATCCCGCCTCCACAACCGGGCTTAATCGGACAGAATGAGCCAACTCGTCCTACGAAGTGGTAATCATGTCCTTTAGCAATTAACTCATCAAGTTCTTTGATTCTAGCAATCGTCTTATGTAATGCCGAATCAAAACCTGTAGTCATGTTATTGAGCTTGCTCTTTGGATTGCGGATTTCCTTGCTCAGTTTTGCTCGCTCATTCTCAAGCATCGCGACATCTGGAAGATTTTCATTTGTGTCCAAGTACAGAGAACTTGTCACGGATTTTGTCTCACACATATCAGAGAAGCAAATATCTTCCTTACTGAACAACGTTTTGAATACGTATGGAACAGCAAACTGAGCACCAGTAGCAGTCCACTCGCCGCCATGCTTTGCGTTATCACCAGGAACATAACCATACAGCTCCTGACACTGTTCTGCCGTAGCGTATTTTGCGATATACACTGCATTATTAACCAGACACATACGCTCGTAGGTAGCTTCATGCTCGAACACATAGCCATATCTTTTACCAAAATCCATTACAAACTGAATAATTTCAGGTGTTGCATCCGGAATTTTGATGGAGTCCGTTTTGATGTGGGCGACACGGAATCCTTTCTTCTTAACAGCTTCTTCCAGTTCAATCATAAAGAGCGCTCCTCGCTTGGCTACAATGTTATCCTTGTTTCTCTTATCTCTGAATGGATTATCAAACTTGGCTGCTGTCAACCCGTACACCGCATTGATCGCTGTCTTCAATGCGTTCGCAAGGTCTTTAGAAGTCATTTCACCATTCAGGACCTTCTGAATGTACGGTCTTAATTTGCCATCCAGCATGTTGTTTACTTCTTCCCATGCTTCATGTTTGATGGCTACACGACCGTCCACAATCTCTTTGAATCTTGTTGTAAATTCAACACCAAACAGAACCTCTGCAAGTACACTATGCGGATGCATAGACATGACATCTAACAATGCGACCAAACAATGAATCGCGTGCATCGCATCGACATAACCGCCTTCTCCAACTTCGATTTCCTTATAGACGGATTTACCGAAGCTGTATTCGTATCCAGGGAAATATGGCAAAATACTCTCATCGTTAAACGGTATTTTAAGAACTTTATTTTTGTTTAACCATTCTTCCATTTCTGGATCGATTGTTTTGACAGGTTCCGCCATATTTCTGTAATTGAACTGACTCTGAGGTTTCTTATTGTTGCCAAAGATAATCCTCGTTGTCAGCGCATTTGTGGTAGCGTTGGGGTTCATATCGGCTAAGTCTGACAGAATCAATCTCGCTGTCCAGTCCGCAGACAAATGATTAAACACTGCCTCAGTTGCCAGTACATCGTTGTCGCAATATTCTGCAACCTTCGGCCATAATTCCTCAGGTACAGGCTTGTCCCAAGGCAAACCAAGCTCCTGATGATGGATACCCAGCTCAATTTCCCATTTCTTCAGGCTCTTTTTATTCGGAGCCGAAGCAAAGTCATATACGTCCGTATAGGAAATATCATAGGCAGCAGAGAAGAACGCTCCATCTTTTTTATCGATAATACGCTTGGACAGGTCATACAACTGCTCATTGCTATAGCCCAGCATTCTTGCATATATCAGATGGTTATCGTATCTGCGGTTATTAAAGCCGATTAAATCGTACTGCATCAGCTGTTCGATGTCTTTTGGTGAGGGATTGATCATTCTCACAACTGGATTATTTTCTCCTTGAAGTTTCCAGTTCACGAGAAATAAATTAGGGAACACCTCAATGTCATAGAATACAATTCTAGGATCATTTGAAGCATTCCCTTCGAACATTTCCTCAGATTTGAATTTCATTTTACTAACCAGCTTAACGCAGTAGTCAGCCTGATTTGTACTATCCATAGCGAAAGAGAGAATATCACCTTCCATGTCCGAAACATCGTATTTCAAACCTTGTTCATAGGCTTTTTCCAAAACCATATAAATAAAATCTACACTCGGCTTTGTTGAAGCATGGACTTCTTTATTAAGGCCTTTCAGAATTGATGTTCTCAATGCCTTCTCGCTTTTTACGCCTTCAAAATTCACCATTTTTTTATCTCCTTTCAACGGCAAACCAGAGTTTATTATAGCGATTGGTAAGTTATTACATTTAGACAATTTACGTCTAAGCGAGCTTTTCCCAGTAAAAACCTTGATTTCGATATGTTCTTCATAAATTCGCCCCAGCAACGAAGGATCGCCGCCTGTGTAAATATAATGAAGATGAATACCTTCTCCGCTTTTGCTGAGCTCAGCGTAAGTCTGCGGCCATTTAGATGCCGCTTCCATATTCTTTTCGAAACACTTATTACCATTTTCGTCAGGAATATCAAAGTCAACTACGATGTGGTTTATATCGGTTGGCTTTGTATAGTGAAGTTTAGTTGTATCTATATCAGACAGCTTTGTCTTCACATTCTCCCATTTTTTATTAGGAATTTCTGTTACTGTTGTGGCATATTGAGCAGGCCAATCTTTACAAACCTCATCAAAGATGGATTTCGTTTCAGTGAATTCGAGCCAAGACGGCTCTGCTTCTTTTTCCTCTATGTTGTTGCTGTTGGTACTCTCAAATTTATCGGTTCTAAAACCACAATAATAGTTCCTAACTCTGGAACCATCTTCAAGAGTGTACCTTTCTTTATATTCGTGAAAATAGTTCTTCAATTCTTCCCTAAATATCCTCAAAGATAACTGATAAGCAACTTTTGCATCTTCGCAGTAGTTCTTATACATTTCCCATGCGATTTTCATTGTTGTACCGTCCTCTTTCTTGAAGATATGATAAGAGTCAACTACGAAATTATAGAAATCATTCGAAGCATCCATCATCTTGATAGGAATATACCCGTCATAATAGTTCGGGTTTTCCAGATAGATATCCAGGCAATGCTGCGCGATAGCTCCCAATTCAAATTTGATTTGTTTCATAATTTTGTCATATTCCTTCTGACTTACTTTATTACCGGAAGGAGATACATCAATCAACCTTCGAATCAACCCTGATTTTGCATCCGTGATTCTTACGGGTTTGTTTGTTCCCATAAATAAGAAACATTTAAATCTGTTTGTGTAAGCAGATTTGAATTTCTCATTTACAGTCATCAATTCATGAGAAACCAAACTATTCAGTCTGGTATTATCCTCAATTCTTGATAAATCACCGTCATGCTGAATTGCTACAAGAGGATTGCATTTAAACGGCTCCAGCGCAAAAGAATTATTCGAGGAGCCCAGTGCTTTTGCATCGAAAACAGAATAATATCCTTCGAAAAGCTGCTGGATAATATTCAGAATTGTAGATTTACCTGTACCGGCTGAACCATACAACACCATAAACTTCTGCAGATGCTTAGAATCTCCAGATACAATGGAACCAATCGCCCATTCAATTTTATGCCGTTCTTCTTCGGTATACAGAGTTGAGATCAATTTCTCGTAAGCATTGATATTCCCCTTCTCCAACGGATAAGGAAGGCGCTTACTTGCATAATCTTTCTTATTTGTCTCTGTATTCGAGAATATCAATTTTTCATCCAGCATAGTAAAAGAATCTCGCTGCTGTCGCTGACAGTATTTATGCCAAGTATCAATTATTCCTGTTTCAGAATCCCACATATGAAGAACTCTGAAATGACCATCAAATCGTTGACTGTTTTCCTTTGCATAGTTGTCAAGCTCACGGTCGATAAGGTCTATTACATCCTGCTCATCTGTAGACCATAACCCTCGTTCCTCAATCCAGACGGCATAGAAATCACCGCCTCGAATCATTAGATCGGAGCTCTTACCAACTTTGAATTTAGGATAGATTTCTATCATGCCACGCTTTGTAGAACGTGTCGAAACCATCAAAAAGTCAAACATTGATTATTCTCCTTCTTCTCTCTTTCCGCTTTTCTGTTCCTCTTGCATCTCGCAAATTTTCTTTGCAAGGACTTCCATTTTTGCATCCTGTTTTTTCTTGTTCTTCAGCATTGTATACGCCAAGCCACAAATCAAAAATGCAACGCGAGTATTGATTTTAGACTGCTGTTTCATATCACGCTTAATTGTTTGAATCGAAGCATCATTGCTTCGAATAGTTCCAAAAACGTAGCTGAGCATTTCTTCCATAAATATCACTCCTTCTTTAAAAAGCTTTCCTGTGTCTCAAATTTCCAGTCCTTAGGACCGTTAAACGTGAAAATGAATTCACAATTGTTATTGTGGCGAATTCGAATACAGTTTCTGCCATGAGGAAACCATACTTTGATTCTGGTTCCCCCATAGTTTGGAAACATTTTTTCGAACGCCTTAAGTATCTCTGTATGTGCCATTACCAGCCCTCCTTGAAAATATCTTGGGTATTTGTGAGATATAAATTCATCTGTATCCAGATTTCTTCACAGCGCATATCATGGTTGCTGCTAACTGTGAATAATCCACCAGAACCGTTTCTTGCATATTCCCTATGTAAGAATGTTCCAACTACATCTCTAACATATCCGCTGTCAAAATTGGAATCTGTCATATTGATGAGCTTTAAGCTTCTTAACATCTCCATAAACCACATACTGGTTCTGTCCCCAATATCTTGGTCTTCCATGATTTGCTCTTCGCGAATGGCTAAGGCCGCCATCATTTCCAGAACAGAACAAGGTCTGTCGTCCAGATAAGCAGCGACCATAGCATCATCGTAATCGTATTCATAGCAGAATCTATATCTCAAATCTGTGCCGTCATCTGCCCGATTTGCATCCATCGCAATCAAATACTCAAACGATACAGAATGAAGATACCAGAGGAGTTCCCGGTAAGACTTATGACTGTCAATCACTTTTTCATAGAGCCAGTCAAAATATAATTTATTAAGTCTTTCCCTTGTCATATTTTCTCCTTAAATTTTAGGTCTTTTTACCTGATGGTATTTTCGCTCATCCATCAGGATCTCATAATCGCATCTCCGCTCATCATTACGAACATAAACTGAATCTTCTTCATACTGTCCGAACATGTTCAGCGAATCTATTCCAACGATTCCGTCCACATCATCCACGATGTTATCATCTTCGTCAGTAAGTACGCCATCAGCATAATATATCAGACTGACTTTTTCATAATCGTACAACTCGCCAAACTCTTCTGGCGTAATTACATGAGGGCTGCAATTCTTCTTTACATTGCTCTGCCCCATTTTTGTATCTCCATATTTCTGCTCCTTGATGATCTTTTTTGCATTTTCCAATGCCTCTTCATCGACTTCTTCATCTTCTTGCTCTTCGCAAATATCATTCTCGGAAGCTGTTGCTTTGTCGACTTTTTTATCTATTCTTCGCATAGATTGAAATTCTTCATCCATACGCTTTTCATATTCGTTCTTGGAAATAGTCCAGGTAACAATTGAACCGATTGCTGCGCCTACGATAAATCCAATAATCGAATTATTCTTACTCATAATCGTTTTCCTCCTCTTCTTCGGTTGTGAGTGTCATTACTGTAACTGCCAGTCCACCGAACAACGCTGAAACACTCAGCAGAATTCCACCAGTAATATGTCTTTTTCTTTTCGTATCGAGTAACTGATCGATCATATAAATCATATTTTCAAGACCGTCCATATTTACACCTGCTTTCCGCCATGCAATACAGCAATACCTCCTACAAAACAGAGACTCGCAATCCCTGCCAACGCGTAAGATAAAATATTTGTGATATTGTTCATACAGATGCCTCCTTAATAGCTTGAAAAATAATGATTGCCTTCTTTTAGTAATGGAGTTCCATAGGATGAATATTTTTCTGTTCTGAAGAAGAGACAGCTCGTATTTGTCCGAGATTTTAGTTCTTCTTTTACGAGATTTAAAATATCATCTCTAACATAGCAACGTTCGATTCTTCCGTTCCACACAGATGTGAACTGACTTTTCTGATAGATAACTTCTCTACCACTATTGGGCCAATTTGGATGATCAATACGATTTAGAATCGTATCAATTACCAGGCGTTTTCCCAATTCAGATTCGCCCTCTGCTTCAGCCATAGTCACAAGCGAAATAAGATTCATATCTTCTTCTGACATCGGGTACGATTCTTCCTCTATTGGCTCGACTACAATTTCTTCAGCTTTTTCTTCTTCCTGTACTCGCTGCTCCACAATCGTCTCCGGAATAATCTCAGCATCAGTCTTGACATTGAAAAATATCAATGTGAATAACGCAGTCAGCAATAAGAACAAACAAATCCTAAATGTACATCTTAAAGTCATAGACCAACCTCCTTAAAATAAAAGACCACCCTTCAGTGATCTCTGAGGATGGTCGTCTGTGCTTATGCGAATGTTCTTTCGTGTTTCTTTGTTTTCATCAGCTCATAGATATTGCCGTCACAATTAAAATCAAGCGTGATGACTCTTTCCAGTCCGTTCGGGAAATCGGGGTTCTCTCTGTGTGTTACATCGATATTAAAATCAACGAAGCCATCTCCCATATCTTCTTCGTGTTCAGGTGTCCATACCCAGCCTGCCAACTGACCTTCTGGTGTTTTAGGCAAATCCAATCTTTCCAGAATTTCATTCAGGAAAATATGCTTGCAAGCTCTAAGCTTATCCGTAGCATACTGCTGTTCAGATTTCAGGTACAACATCATATAGTCAAGGTTATCGCTCCACCAGGAAACCATAGAGCTATCGATTACAAACTGTGTATAATCAGTAGCTGCGTTTGTATCTACCACTCCAACAGTCTTTTTGACTTTTTTCGTCTTGCTGTCTTCATCTGTAATTGTTTCCTCAATCTTCTTAGCCTTGATGTTGTATCTCAGCTCTTTATCAACATCAGCGCCAAAACGTTCCACAACACGACCTCTATATTCCTTGAATGCTTTAGATGTCGCCGTAAATGCTGCTGTAATTGCTGCATTTCGTTTTCTCATAATGTTATGAGATGTCAGGATACCCGCAATAGAGAAACCGCCGATAATTACTGCCGGCGCATAACATGCCATCAGTTTCATGCCAGTCTGAGCATAGATCAAAGCCACGTCTTTCTTTCTAACCTCGGGCGTGTAACCATGTTTTTCGCACAGTTCTGCGTCATCCGCCACCTTATGTACAGATTCCAGATTTTCTTTTGCCTCGTCCAAAATATCACAGGCTTTTGTCGTAGCTCTACAAGCCATTACGGTACTGCCAATAACGCCGATGATACCTGCTACAATCAGGATTTCAGCGTCATTAGATTTTACTTTTGTTTTGGCTTTTGTTGCTGCCATTCTAATTTTCTTGGGTGCTTTAAACTTTCTCATTTTATTTAACTCCTTTCGATTCTTTTTCTTTCAAATGATTGATCAGATGGTTAATATACCACTTTGCTTTTTCCAAGTCTTGGATGCCGTTCTTCTGATTCCAACGGCAAATATATTTGATCGCGTTTCCTGTATCGGTCGCTTCAATCCCGACCAAGTTTTCTGTAAATGCTTCGATCACATCGATTACTTCGATGCCTTTTTCAGACTGATAGTGATTAGGAGCTTTCACCATCTTGTCCTCTGTAAAATCACCATTTTTTTCGTGCTCGCTCATTTTCATTCCTCCTCTCAGAATGTCACAATCCAAAGACATAATCTGATTGTTACCGTCAGAATAATAGTCACCAGAATTGCCATAAAACAAATAACCAGAAGATTACCTAAGAATCTTCCCAGCAGATTTGCTATTGTGTTTTGTTTATCCATAGGAACAGGATATTTCATGCAGATGCCTCCTCAATCCAATGGTAACGGTCTAGGCATGCGAATTGTAAAACCGCCACCTCTTACACTTACCGTGTCAGCTCTTTCAATATTCTTCCAACCGTACTTATTATCTGTATAGTTAGCCTGTACGTTAGACAACTCATAGTAATCGGCAACAGTAGCAGTCCCATACCGATCAATGATGTCATCCATCATTCGCAAAACATCCAAAGCTTCGCCTCTCGTATCAAATATCAATTCGGCAAGCTCATAGCTGGATCTGGCGCGAACCTGATTATAATCTCTGCGATTATTTTTATTATCGTAATAATCGCGATAGGATACTTTTGTACCGTTTCTGCCGCCACCACGGCTGCCAGAGCGCTTTTCTCCAAAGAGAATAACATTGACCACGTCGCTGATTGTATCCTTGAAACAAGGAACAAGCACATCTTCAATCATGTGAGATCTAACATCCTCAATGTCCTCAGGAATGATTAAATCTACTGCTTTTTGAAACAGTCCTTTTTTCTTTGTCCGCACCTTACCAGAAACAACAGGCTCTACTTTTTTCTTAGGCTCAGTTTCCTTCTTCTCATTTTCTTCTCTGTATTTGTGAGAATTGGGTTTTAATTCCTCCATTTTTCCACTCCTTTTCAGTAAAAAGAAAAAAGAGAGAACGCCTGTAATAGACGCTCTCTCTCAAGCTTTGTTTATTTCTTCTTTTTGTCTTCATCAATTATTTCGGTTGCTGTTCCATCAATTGTTTCATCAACATGACTTTTTTTCTTTGCTTCCTTTGCAGCTTTCTTTTCGTCTTTCTTAGCCTGTTTTTCTGCCTTCTTCGCTTCACGCTTTTCTTTCGCATCGGATACAAACTCCGCAGCCTTCTCTTTTAAAGGTGTACCAAATTTTACGATTGCGCCACCAATCAGTGCGCCACCTAAAACCAGTCCTGCCTTCACAAGAGTGCCTGCCAGATTGCCATCTTCCTCGTAAGAGTCTACGTCAAATTCGATTTTCTCAGGTTCGACACAAGTAAGTTCACAAGATTCTACTGCATTGTTTTCGATTTCCTTTGTTTCAATGTTTTCAAATTCACTCATAATTTTAGCCTCCTAAAAGATAATAAAGTAATAATATAAACTGAGGGTTACCCCTCTCCATAATAGAATTTGTAAAGTCTGCGGATTTGAGGGTTAGGTAAAGTCATAGAATGGCGGATTGATATGACGGATAACAATACAGGGTCTGTTATCGTTTGTGAGCTTCGTATCATAACTTAGTTCAATGTAAGCCGTATCAATATTCCAACCCAAGATTTCGCCAACATCTATAGGGTCCAAATTTATTTCCCAATAGAACTCGTTAAGAGTAATATACATTTCCTCTCGCATTCTACGATTCAAATCGTTGACATTTTTCTCCAGCTTTTGAACATTCGCATAAAAATAGCGTCCAGACATTGCATCGAAACACAAGTCATTACCGGAGCCAGTATCAATAACTTGATGCTGAGAAATTGGATTGGATTCTAATTTTTCCTGTGCAATCTCAGAATGAATCTCTTTCTCTTTTTCCTCTCCGATTTTTTCAATTACTTTGTGTCGATAATCTCTGAACGCCGTTTCAGATAATGAACACGCTGCAGCTAACGCTGTATATCGCTTTACCATTACTTTATTGCCCCAAATAAGAAGAGCAACAGAAACACCACCGACAAGAATTGCCGGAACATAACATTTCCACGTTAACTTTACTGTTTCTTTGACCTCAACAATCTCTAATTCGGTTTCTGCTTTCTCTTCTTCCAGAATCTTTAAAGCTCTTGGTGTCGCTCTAACTGCAAGAATCGTGGATGTAATCATCCCTGCGATTCCCAAACCAGTAAAGATTTCCGGAGCATGATTTGATGTTTTTGTATGGACTGTTTTACCAATCCTCTTAATTCTCTTATGCATCTTTTTTCTCCTTTCCGTTTATAATGAACCAAACAAGAATATCCTCAGCTAATTCTTGAGCAACTTCAAATCGTCTGCCATACTCCCAATTCTCTTTATTGCCAAATACATCTTTATTTTTATATAAGAACATTTCTCGAATATAGTTCTCGACAATCAATTGTCCGTCCTTCTCAGGATTTCTTTTGATCCTATCCATTATTTCGTAGGCGGAGCACCGTCTGTAAGAATACTCCTCCAACAATTCTTTAGTAATTTGATCTACTGGAGTTGATAAATATCTATTTATGTACCGCAATACAAACGATGCTGTTAACCGCTCATAATACACCCAATACCACCTCCTCATTCATGTGTAACAAATGACATTATGTAAGATATCATCAGCAACCAGAATCGCAATGCTGAATATCATTTCCTGCCTGCTCCCTTCTTCTGAAATAGCCCAGTAATAACTCACTTTGTCGTAGTATTGCTGAACAATCCAACTCGGAAGATCTTCTGGATTGTCTAATAATAGCTGCAGTATTTCATTAGCAGCTGCTCGTTCATAGATATGCTCTTCGAAAATATCAGGCGGCCAATTCTTTCTTGGTTCGAAATAATTATCGCCAATGTATTGTATTAACATAGATATAGCCGATTCATTTTCAGGCAATCGCATCTGAATCACTCTTTTCTTTCGAGTTCATCACGCACAACTTCACGCACAAACTCCTCGCTTTCTTCTGCATCGAGTCTACTGTCAACGAATCTATCTGCGATATAAGGCAACGCAAGAGCAGCCCCTTTGAGTAGCAGGCTTCCGAATTTAAGCCAAGTATTTTTGTTTTTCATATTTGTTCTCCTTTCAAAATATCAATACTCGAATTCGCATTCCATATAATCTGCCGTAGGCGCAAACGGCATCCAGATAATATACTCATCTCCTTCTAATTTGTGTTCGAAGTCAATCCAGTTAAGGTCGTAATCTATATCCATAGACCATCCAATAGAAGTGCCATATTCGATCGGTGGTGCTTGTAGAAATTCCAGCAACTCTTTAACGTCTGCATATCCTCTCAACGCATAGTTTCTGTTGAAATGATACTCGCCTAGAATCACCTGCTTTTCTGTAGATTTGAACCGCACATCAAACTCAGGAATATAGAACCAAAATTCTTTCTCGCCAAGTTCATCCGTTTTGTATTTACTTTTTTTATCTTTGATTTTCTCTCTATCTATGATGTCATTTGCATCTGCTCCGAATAATTCTCCAACTTTATCACGATGCTCGTTATACAACTTTTGTAACGCCGTATAAGCACCGATCATGGATGCCTTCTGTTTTCGGTTTAGAAAATCAGCGCCAAGTATGAGAGACATTGTAGAAACCCCTGTGATAACCGCTTTACTATAAGCTGGTGCGGCAACAGTCACTATCTCTACTTTTGTTAATCTATCACCCTTTTCCATTTCTGCCTCGTCCAACAATTCCCTGGCTTTAGGAACTGCTTGTGCTGCAAGAATGATGGTTGCAACGAATCCCACACATCCGCCAATCGTCATAATCGTTGTTGAGTTCCTCTTAACAAACTTGTTGGATTGACAATACGCCCTGTGTAACCGTCTCATTCTTTTCATAAAAATCCTCCTTTCTTAAATCTTAAAGTGAATACAAAACATAGGAGTCCTTGTAAGACTCCAAAAAGAATAGAGTAGGATTCGAACCTACAACTTACTGATTGAAAATCAGTCGCTCTCCCAGTTGAGCTATCTATTCTCCATAATACCCCATGTAAATTTTGCGGAAAGACAAGAGACTCTGTATCGAGCCTCCATATCTTCTTATTTCTTCTGTTTGTGTCTGGTTGCTATTTTCCATATAATCGCAATACACACAATTAAATCTGCCCCAAGCACGATTAGGAATATGCTCCCCGTGCCAAGAAGTAACAGCGCTATAATTGCAAGAATTGCAAGAATTAAAAATGTAATCATATAACCACTCCTTTCCATAACAGGGTTTGTAAACCATGCGGAAAAAGAAAAGACCGAGCCGAAGCTCGATCCATTCCTTTTGGTACTCATTTATCCCAACTAAATCTGCCTTGGTTGCATGGTACACTGTCTAAGTAGTCTTCATTTTCTTTTTCAGGTGAATCCTTTTCCGATTCCTTACCCCAGCCAAATAACTCGAATAAACCCATCTTCCACCAAGTATATGCTGTACAGATAGCACTAACTACCATACTCACACCTACAAGTTTCAAATAGCCTCCCCAAGTAATAGGTTTGCTGAGCCAAGTATTCTTTTTCATAATATAAAACTCCCTTCTTAAAATATAAAGTTTTCTACTCCATAATACCCCATGTAAATTCTGCGGAAAAAAGAAAAGCCCACGTAGGGCTTAATCCTTATTCTGTTACGCTGTCTAATACGGCAACGCATTCTTTTAACAGTTTATTTCTTCTATTTTTTGTTTCATATTCTACAGCTTTGATATAAAGTTCATTTGTTTCAATGTACAAATCTACGAGATTTTTCAATCTAACTGCTGTCAAAAGTTGAATAGTTTCAATATTCGTACTTTTGATAGTTTTGATAGCATCGCTAATTCTCTGTTCAATTTTGTCCATTAAATCCATAATTTCTTTAGTTGCTGTCATTAAAAATCATCCTTTCTAAATAGATAAACAATGTTTCCATAATACAATATGTAAAATTCGCGCTTAAATTTTGCGCCTATCAAAGACTGTCTCCCATCGTTCTCTTTTGATGGGTTTTATCTTTAATGCCCACATAATTTGGCGAACAGTGACAGTTGGATATAGTCCGTCCGCACATTCTCCTGCTCTTGCATCGAAAAACTCTTTGAATTTAGGATGCAGATATAATACATCTGTTAACCATGGATCCACCTCAGACCACCAAGTCTTTTTGGTATCAGCTTCATAACGCTGCTGTATTATAGAAAGGCCTTTATCTCCAATCACGAATAAAGTACACCTTGTATAAACCGGATGGTCGCAAATATAAATTTTCCCATACATCGAAGCATAGAACTCAGGTTTTTTATAATGGTATCTCATAACTCGCTCCACAATATTGCAAAAAAGAAGAGCCCGTGTAACACACGAGCCCGTCCCTTTACTTAAATCTGAAAATGTTTTTTACGGATTTCCCAGGTGTTGTAGTAAACATTTGAGCATCTTCACCCGTCTCCCAATCCATACATTCACGCATTAACTCTTTCTGGTTGTTTTTATCGAGGTTCTTGAGAATTACCTGTCCTCCAAACGCAGCAATGCCAAACACAACACCCTTGAGAATATCAACCGCGATTTTCCGCTTGGATTCTTTCTTTCCATCTTCAATCTGATTTTCTTTCTCACGAATGTTGTGTGCATCAGTTGCCTGTTTGAATGCCTGTTTCCCTTCCTCGCTTCCAGGTTCTGCATTCAATGCATCTTCGAGATTCTTTCTTTCGATGTCCTCCCACAACTCCTTTGTTGTTTTCTCTTCCATTAAAAATCATCCTTTCTTATTTATTAGAGTTTTTATCCTCCATAACACACCTTGTTATTTCTGCGTAAGATAGTTTTCATTTTTTACTTTCAAAACCACAAATTCTTCTTTAGCTAATCGTTCAATATTTCCTCTTCCAATCTCTAAAAATAAATAGGGTTTTTCGTCTGGTATAGAACGATCAACCCTTAAACTACCAATTGCTTTTGTTTGATAGAAACGTCTCATAATCTGAGAACCAAAAACGATGCCAACTAATAATGCTGCGCAAATATAAATCCACATAAAACCAATCCTTTCTAAAACATTTTTCAATTTTCCAACCCCGGCATTTTTTCGCTTATGAATTTATCATTTTTTCCAGTAACCTTCATACTGAAAAAGAAAAAGGAAAAGAGAACGTTAAAGTTCTCTGACATCCTTTCTAACAAAAAACAGCGGTACGCCAAATACCAATGTAAAAAGTAAAAACGTACAATCTCCATCTACAAGAGCTGTAATTATGCCAATTCCGATAATGAATAACGCCATCATCTTGTTCCATAATGTTCTCCTTAAGTATCTGTGAAATCTGCTCTCTTTTTTCTTTTTCATAAAAATACCTCCTTGTTTTTTTCTTCATAAAGGGAGGTGTAAATCCTGCGAAAAAAGAAAAAGCCCTTGCGGGCTTAATCTATCATTTAAAAACTGTATATTCGCATCCTTTTTTCTTCAGAATAGATTCTACAACCATGAAATTGGGTAAATTCAATTTCACCGTAACAAGTTTTACTGTATCGTCTTTAGAGTATCTTATATCATAAGTTACACCAAGATCGTTCAACACTTCTTGTAAAATGATTAAATTATCCCATTTCATAACCAGAATCATTCTTTCTCTTGTTTTAAAAATTTCTTTTGCCATATAAATTCCTCCTTAAAATGATAGTGTTTTTTCTTCATAAAGGAAGATGTAAATTCTGCGAAAAAGAAAAGAGCCCTTGTAATAAGGACTCCTTACCTCTCATACTTTGAAACCTATCGTTTCTTTTCGTATTTTTGTTTGAACCTCCGGTTCTTTTTTAGAATCATATTCTATTCCAAACAAATCGCATCCAATCTGAGCACACGCAATGCCTTTGTTAGCCATTTCTTGCAAGCATATAATGTTTATCGAATTTAGATTCGACAAGATATTGCTTGCTATTCTTGAACCCAAAGTATAGCCTGCTCCAATAATAAATGCTGTTCTGAAATAATGTTTCATAACCACACCTCCATAAAATATAAACCACGTGTTCATAAAGAGAGGTGTAATTTTTGCGAATAATCATTTATTTCCATGCAAGATAAGTTCAACAACCATTATGAGTAGTAAACCTAACTCTTCATTCTTTTTATCGTACAATTCCAACACATACGCATCCGGTATAGAAAATGCACTATCAAATTTCATAACGAGCGCATCATTTTTGTCCACAACCGTAAAGCTGTTCTGCATAAGGTTACCATCAAGATGCCAACCTTTGAACCCAATATTAAATTTAATTTTCGCAGACACTTTGCGACTAATGGTTTCGCCCATTCCATTAAGATGTATTGTATATGTTCCCATGCCCATTTTATCTGAAAGAGTAGCATAGCCAATTTCTCTATCATTGTTATTATACAATCGAATACAGGGATACCCAAATGTAAGACTATCTGTTTTTATACTATACTTCTTATTATCGGATTGATCATACACTACAAAATTACGTTTTATAGCCATAGTTTTCTGTTTAATATGTAATACATATTTCGCCACACTTTTGTTCGTAAGCGTCTCTATAGAGCGGGTATTTTCCATATGTTTTACAGTACCAAACTTTACTGCGTTTCCAGCGGTCCTTACAGCGGCTTTCGTAACCATCTTTTTTAACAACCCCATGTTCTCACTCCTTACTGCTATTCGATAGCATATTAGCATATTGCTCCCTTTCATATAAGCACACGGAAATAATACCATTTATCGGTATATTTTTCAACAAATTCTCTCACTCTCTCGCCTGACTTAAAAGCCAGAAAAATTTTCGGTATAAATCGTAGTAAACATCTTTGCTGCACGGAATATTAAATCTAGTTTTCATGTTCACATAGCTTCGCCCTTCTGTAACTGCTGTTAAAATGTATTTTCCTAAATACAAATCTGTATCAGTAGCAGCCTTCTCCACTATACGCATTCGTGCAGAATAATAGAGCCTCACTTCAGCCATCTTCAATACTGGATTAGAAATAGAATTTGTCCGAGATGCTATGACACCGTCCATCGGCTTGTTTAAATACCCGTCTACAGAATTATACGCATTTCTCCACCCAGGATATTGCAAGCAGAAGTGCTTCAATTCATAGTAGCGATGTCTGTCAATATAATACTTATTTCTTTCAGAAATCTCCGGTCTGATTGTAGTTCCCATTAGCGTTTTTCCCCTTTCCAGATATATCCAGTTTCTTCATAAAGCTTTTGCGGCGAAATGTAGTAATTGATTCGTCCGTATCGACTATTCATTTCGTCTATCTTTGTAACCAGTTTCCCTCTCCTAGTTGCGTATCCAATAGACAGCCATCCTGCAATAAGTCCCGCTCGAACCCATGAAGCATCTTTTCCATAGACTCTGGCCGCTACCGCCACAGGAACGGAACCATTTGTTAAATCATCCATATATTGGTCCTCCTTTCTGAGCCTATTCTAGGTTAGAAAGCAGTAACCTCCATCCTTCTTTTCGACAAGAAAAAAGAAAATACGTTGTAGGAATTGACATTTTCTACAACCTTGTATTATATTGTCTGTGACGTATCAACCGGAAAGGAGCGAATCTTATGCTTATAACATGTCCAGAATGCGAATTAAAAATAAGCGATAAAGCATTAGCTTGCCCCCATTGCGGTTACCCAATCAAAGGTGAAAATAAACCTAGAATACGAAAGACGAACAAAAGGATGAGACTTCCAAATGGATTTGGTCAAATATCTCAGCTTAAGGGGAATAATTTAAGAAAACCCTTCCGGGCTATGGTGACTATAGGAAAAGGAGCTGATGGGAAACCTATTTGTAAATTGCTAAAGCCAGATGCATATTTCGAAACATATAACGAAGCTTATGCAGCCCTAGTGAATTACAACAGAAGTCCCTACGATCTTGATTCAGAAATCACTTTAAAAGAGCTATATGAAAAATGGTCAACTGAATACTTCAAAGATCTTCACCCTGAAAGCACACTTATTTATAAGAGAGCTTGGAAATTTTGTTCCAGCATTGAAAATATGCTTGTAAAAGATATCAGAGCAAGACATATAAAGGGGTGTATGAAAAATGGCGTTGCTATGTTAAAGCCTGATGTCGAAACCGTAACTACTGCCCGCCATCAAACTGAAATAAAAACACTATTTAATCTTATGTTGGATTACGCGTTAGAGTATGAACTTGTAGATAAAAATTACGCCAGAACATTTAGCGTAGAATCAAGAGTTATGAGAGAAAAAAATGCAATAAAACAGGAGCATATTCCTTTTTCTGAAGATGAAATTGCTGCTCTATGGGATAATGTGTATAAAATCGAATACATAGATATATTATTGATACAGTGTTACTCTGGTTGGAGACCTCAAGAACTTGGCCTAATCAAATTAGATAGTGTTGATTTGGAAAACTGGAAATTTATTGGCGGCATGAAAACACAAGCTGGTGAGAATAGAGAAGTGCCAATTCATTCAAGAATAAGACCTCTGGTCGCCAAAAGATACGAAGAGGCTAAAGAAATAGGAAGCAGCTACCTTTTTAACGAAACCTCGCCAAGGAGGTTAAAAAAGAGTTTCAAAATATCGTATCACAGATACTTAGCACGTTTTAATAATATTGTCGAAACGTTAGATTTGAACCCCGACCATAGACCACACGATGGCAGAAAACACTTCATAACCGCAGCGAAAAAAGCCAAGGTAGATGAGTATGCTATAAAATATATAGTCGGACACGAAATCAGCGATATTACCGAAAAAATTTATACCAAGAGAGAATTTTCTTGGTTGTGCGAGGAAATCGAAAAAATAAAATAAATTGTAAAATTGGTTATTCTAATACTACAGTTTGATGTTCGTACACCATTTCTACAACATGTACGAATAATGTAGGAACGAACCACATTTTTCAGCATTTTTTGACTTTGGTTAACTACTAAAGAATGTTGATAAAATCAGCAAAACCTTGATTTTATAGGGTTTTCAAAAAGTGCTATCCTCGCTGTAAGATTTTCTTAAGAATTATCCCCATTTACAGAAGGGAGATGAAGCTCCTTCATCTCCCTTCTGCCTTTTGCGTTTCCCTTTTTTATATTTCTCTCGTCACCGGTACGATGATATTTTCGCCCGTCCGTATGTTCGCCGTTTTCAGCCCGTTCACCTCACAAATTGCATCAACCATCTGTTCGGTTTTCTGTCCCTCCGCTTTATATTCCTTCGCGATATCCCAAATCGTATCGCCCCTCTGAATCTCCACAGACTCATAATACGTTTTTGTTTCTCTCCCCTTCTGCGCGCCCATGGCAAAGGTTCCCAGGCAGAGAATCAACGCCAGTGTCAGCAACAGAAATACGTTTTTTCTGATTTTTCTGGATTTTCTTACGACCCTTCTTTGTGTTCTTCTTTCCAT